GGTAAACTAGAAAAGAATAAATAAAATGAAAATCACATTCATCAGCGACACTCACACTAAACACGAGGAAATCAGTAAAGATCTTCCTGGTGGTGATTTGATCATTCATGCTGGTGATTTGATGAACTCAGGTTACGAGCCAATTGATATTACTCGATTTGTTAACTGGTACAGTTCATTGCTTACAATGGATTATAAACACCGAGTGTTTATTGCTGGTAATCACGATCGAATGTTTGAAGATAATCCTGAATTAACTAAGGAGTTAATCAATGCCTATAGTGGTGGATTGATTTACTTACAAGATCAAACTCACGTTATTGATGGTGTAAAAATTTATGGTTCACCTTGGCAACCAGCATTTTACGATTGGGCGTTTAACCTACCAAGATGTGGTCAAGATTTAATGCGAGTATGGAATGCAATTCCAAACAATACTGATATCTTAATTACACACGGACCACCATTTGGTCATTGTGATGTCACCCCTTCCGGTAACCTAAATGTAGGTTGTGAGCTACTTAGGGTTCGAGTGGATGAAATCAAACCTAAAATTCATGTTTTTGGACACGTTCATTCAGGTTATGGTTACAAGTTCTATGAAGGTACTCATTTTATTAATGCTGCTGTATTAAACGAAAGATACAAATACGCAAACAAACCACTTACTGTTGAGTGGGATCCTGAAACCAACGAATTAGAATTTATTTAGTTATGAGAAACTTTGAATTTCTAAAAATACTTAACTCCCCGTTTAAGATACCTCGGGTTAAGTTTTATATCGGTAAGGTGGCTATTGGTACACCATATTTTCATCCACGCAATTGGGTTAAACCAACCCCTAAAATGGCTATGGATGAAGCTAAAAAGGAGTTAGCACGTAGGGAGAAGTGGAATAACGCAAATCCCGATGTTCAATTTAAACAAACTATTATACCACTTGATGAGATGTATAAAGAAAAACTACGTTACCGATTCCCAGTTCCTAAAAAGATTGGATTTGATTTCGTAGGACTAGGTTATAAAACTAAATGGAGTGAAACCGATTACAGGCATGAATGGAATCCTATCTGGTCTTTTGTATTTTTTAAATGGCAGATTGCTTTAATATTTACTTCTCCAGAACGTGAGTGTAACTCTCAATACTGGGAGGCTTGGTTGTATTATCAGTACCACACTAAAGGAAGTAAACAAGAACGTATTGAACAATGTAAGAAAGATTACCCTCAGAAATATACTATTAACAGTGTTAATGGTGATATGAAAAAGGTTAATTACTATGATATTATTTTAAAATGAAACCAATGACTGAACAAACCTTTATTGATTTAGGATTTAAACGTAATGACGTTACAGTAGATGGTCAGGACTTCTACTACTATACTCTCGATATTGGAAATACTTTTTTAACTACAAATGCGAGTGATGAAGCAGAACGGATTGGGTGGGAATGTTGGAAAGCTACCCTACCTGATAATCCACTAGCAAGTGAAGTTAAAGATTTAAGTGAGCTAGAAAATCTAGTTCGTACTCTTCAAAATTAAAGTAATATGAAAAAAGAACAATTTTTAGAACAAATGAATCAATGGTATGATAATTCAGATGCACATTATGATAGTTTTGTAGAGCAATTCAGTAAAGATAAAGAGGGGTTAATTGAACTACTAGCCTTAGTAGGTCAATCAACCTCAACAACTTCAGTGAACGCTGCTAAATTATTTGAACCTAAAAGTAAAGAAGAGTGGTTATTGGATATCTTAAAACCATTTAACACCAAAGAGAAATGAGAACTCCGCCCGCTTATAGCGCATTAGGATTCAGCAAGCGGAAAGCTACCGCCCTGATTAACGGAGTCTTTTTCTTTAACACCAATAAAAATGCCTAAATATCTTAAAACCGCATTTGTAAGAGAACTAGAACAACAGGTTAGAAGAGGTGAACTTTCACACACCCGAATGCTTGACTTAATCCAAGATGAGGTAATTAAAAATTACAACGATGAGCAAACTCAAGCAAACTAAAATTCCAATGACATTAGAAGATAATGTTATGAAGGTTGCTCTTGAACAAGGAGTAATTGAAAACGAATTCAATTGGAAATTAGTTCGTGAGCGAGACGGACTAACTAACCAATCTAAGGAAGTAATGTGGGTTGAATGGAATCAAGAAAATAAGTTTAAAGCCCGTCACGATAAACCAGCAATTGGCTATTCTTTGATTATGTCTCCACTTAATCAGTTCTTTACTTGGCAAACAACTCCTATTACAGAGGTGTTGGAAAAACGAGAAAATTTTCTTAAATTTAAGACTAAGAACTCAGTATACGAATTATGGAAGCTAAACGCAAACGATTAACTCGAGACCAAAAAAAAGACAAAGCAATTGTTGATTTAATCAATCAAATGTTTATTATTGCCGGTCACGATGTTACCTATGATGATATTGTAGGTGTAAAGGATTGGTTTAGAGAATACACAATGACTGTTGAACAGGGTGAGGAATTCAAAAAATGGGGTAAAAAATATCTTATGAAGGAATTACGCGAATCAGCTAAATCAGCAGAACGTGAAATGTCGTGGTTTAATCTACAGTGGGGTTTGACTTACAGTAACTGGGAAGATTATCATAAAATAAAGAAATAATATGACTGAGGAGATTTTTGAAAAATTAGGCTTTGTAAAAGAAGTAGTAACACCTGAAGATTCAGGCCTTAATAGGGACTTCTACTACTACACCCTTGATATTGGCGATATTTGTATTATTACAAATTGCGATGATGAAGCAGCTAAGGAAGGTTGGGAAGCCTATATCTTTGATTCTCTATCTATGAGGGTTAAAGGTGAGGGTGATCTAGAGGACCTAGTTCGTATTATTAGAAATAATACCAATGGTTAAGAAAAAGCAGGTATCTGAAAAGTGGGTTGTGATTGATTCAGACGATCACATCTACTACTACCCTACTTTCCTGGCTGCCTTGAAACATCCAGGCAGTAGGGTAAGCATAATGACAGAAGAATATTATACAACAGCTTATAAAGAAATTACAGCTAAGACATGAACAATCTAGATAAAACATACCAGGCACTACTTCAGGACATCCTAGATAATGGAGTAGAGAAAACAGACAGAACAGGTACTGGAACAATCTCAGTATTCGGTCGTCAAATTAGACATAAAATGTCTGAAGGTTATCCTTTGCTTACTACCAAGAAAATGGCATTCAAAACTATGGTAACTGAGTTACTATGGTTTCTAAGAGGAGATACCAACATCAAGTATTTGGTTGATAATGGTTGTCATATTTGGGATGGTGATGCTTACAAAAATTACCTTGATAATGTTAAGTCCGTTGAAGAAGGGAAACAGGTTGAAGAAAATGGAAAAATTTATACCTATAGAAAATATACTAAAGAAGAATTCGTTGATTATATTAAAAATGGAAAGGATATTGAATATAGAATATGGGCTGATTTAGGACCAATTTATGGTAAGCAATGGAGAAATTGGAATGGGGATAATTTTATTTATGGTGACCTTAAAAATGGTATAGACCAAATCGCAAACCTAATCAACGACCTTAAAACAAATCCAGACTCAAGACGATTGATGGTTAATGCTTGGAATGTGGGGGAGTTGGATAAAATGACTTTACCTCCTTGTCATTATGGATTTCAAGTTTATACAAGAGAGTTAAGTAGGGAAGAACGAATGAGAATTCTTTCAAAAACTCAACCAGTTCAGAGCTGGGAAGGTTATATGAAAAAAGATTTAGATGCGATTGGTGTTCCTAAACGAGCAATCTCTTTAATGTGGAATCAACGCTCAGTAGATACATTCTTGGGTTTACCATTCAACATTGCTTCATACGGACTATTACTTGAAATGATTGCTAAGGAAGTAAATATGATCCCAGATGAATTGATTAGTAATCTAGGAGATGTTCATTTGTATAAGAATCATATCGAACAGGCAAAAGAACAAATCACTAGAGAGCCGTTTGAATTACCTAAATTAGGAATGAATTATAGAGAGGGAGAATATAATAAAAATTTAACAGATTTTATTCCTGATGATTTTTATCTTATAGATTATCAATCACACCCAACAATTAAAGCACCTTTATCAAATTGATCGATATTTACTAATAAAAACATAACCATGAAAAAATCAGAATTCAGTCAAATAATTAAGGAAATACTTACCGAAGTGTTAAATGAAGCAACTACTGAATTTGAATTTAATCCTACTATATATGCAAAAGGCAATATTAAAGTTAAGGAAGGTGATGATTACTTAAATGGTAAGGTAGTTGGTAAAAATTATACGTTTTTTAACACAGAAGTATCTCCGAATCCTACACTCAAGGTATCTAGATGGAAAGAAGGTAAAGAACCGAACAACTATACAGTATATTTTTCAGTGCCTAGCGAGTTTGCTGAATCGTATAAGCCTTTAAGCTTAAAATTAAAATCAAGCGGTAAAATTGTTAGTAGCAATAATACATCATCTGAACAGTATAGTCGATTTAATTTATCTAAAAACGAATTGATGTCTTTATTAGAACTATTTGCATCAATCACACCCAACAGTTAAAACACCTTTATCTAACTAAAATTATGGAATGGTTAAAAGCAGGATTTCTCATTTTATTTGCACTATTTTTTTTAGCAAATGTTTTTCATCACTTTAGTTGGGATTTAGGATAATGGACGAGAATAAATGGCATCACCGAATTATGCACCTAACTTCTTTTAGTTTAGGTATAATAGTATCAGCCTTAGTAATCTCAAAAGGACTGTTTAACCTAATGCTATATACGATAATTGGAAGTATAGCTATTCTACTATTTTCCTTTCTGTACAATTACGTACGCGGGATAGATTATATGGTTAAAAATCATCCTGATTACGAAGGTGAAGACCTTTTCAATGAAGAAGAAACTAAATCCTAACTTCAAGTTTAGGTCCGGTAAATACACGGACTGGACAGTGCAGGAGGTATTCGCTTCTGATCCCGGATACCTTAACTGGGTATATGACAATAAACCCCAGATGCTAAAAGGAGCCGAAGTCACCCCTGCTCAAGCTCCGGCACCCCTGCCTGTTGCAAGCTCAAAGTACATCCGACCTTCAAACTACGATGAAGCATTCTGAGTGTTTTGATTAATTTTAGGTACGTTAAATACTGGAATGAAATTGCTGCTACCTATTTACTAATACGGGTGTAGGAGTTGGACCCTAGCAAATTTTTTCGTATATTAAATATTATCTATAATGGAAGTACTAGTTTCTATATTGCAAGGTTTCGGAGCAGTCTGTGGACTACTTTTACTATTTTATGTAAGTAAATCTATCGTACAAGCTATTCAGGGTAAATATAAGGATTAAGCTACTATCCTAATCATACTGTAGCAGTTTTAATTAAAGTTATATGGAAATAGAAAATAAAGTAGGATGTCACTGCGTAGTGAGTCTATCCGGAGGAATGGATTCCTCTACGTTGCTGCTTAAGGCATTAACTGAATTTGATACTGTCACGGCAGTTTCATTTGACTACGGTCAAAAGCACAGAGTAGAGCTTGATCGAGCTCAAGATTTGGTAAACTATCTAAATGGCAGAGCTGATGAGACTAAGTATAAAAGTGATTTAGCAGAAGTTATTATGCATCACTTCCCTAAAGTCAACTACCAAGTAATTAAGCTTGACGGCCTGAGCCAGCTCCTAAACTCGGCCCTAGTAACAGGAGGTGCCGAAGTTCCGGAAGGTCACTACGCATCCGAGAATATGAAAGCGACAGTAGTACCTAACAGAAACAAAATTTTTAGCTCAATCACCCAAGCCATCGCTTTATCTATAGCAAATGAAAAACAAGAAGACTGCTCCATCGCCCTTGGAATCCACGCCGGAGACCATGCCATCTACCCTGACTGCAGACAAGAGTTCAGAGACGCTGACGACCACGCATTTCGTATGGGTAACTGGGATAGCGATCGGGTATCTTATTGGACTCCTTACCTGGATGGTGATAAGTTCACTATCCTAGAAGACGGAGAGAAGTTGTGTAAGGAGCTAGGGCTTGACTTTGATGAAGTATATTCACGCACTAATACTTCCTACAAGCCAATCCTTCTAGAGGTAGAATCAGACACCCCAGGAAAAAAAGTAATGAATGTAGGTATGTGGAATCAAGGCTACTACAAATGGTATTCTGATTATAAATCAGCCTCTTCAGTTGAACGTGTAGAAGCATTTATCAAGCTAGGGCGTCCCGATCCTGCAGAATATGCAGATGAGACAGGTCCTGTGGACTGGGGGTACGTAGTAGGAGAAGTTTCAAAGGTTCTTGCAGCTGTAGAGAAATAATTTAAAGAGAGCTTGTCTCTCCCACTATTTATAACTATATTTAGAGTGTCGGAGCACCACTATAAAAACACCCAATGAAAAAGTTACTTCTATTTTTGCCCTTAATCTGGGCTTGCGAGACGATCGAGCCTGCTGCTCCTGAGCCATGCCAGGAATGCATCACCTCCCATCGTGTAGATACAATCCAGCATCCCGGCACCTACCTCCAGGACGGATACTGGCATTTAAAGTATTCCGGCCTTATCTACTTCCAGGTGGTAGGTCAGCTAGATTCCATACATCCTAGATATGCTGTAAATGGAGTACCCTTATTAGAAGTAACGTATGATAGCGATACCTGGTATGTGTTTGATACCATTGCTATGCAAATACCTCTGTACTCTCCTTTTACCTCACAGTTTACTTCTCCGAACTTCAACTACCCCATCTCCGTTGGAGATACTACGATCTATATCACCAACCCTAACTACATCGTAAATGCGGTAGGATATACATTCGGGAGTACGAATTTTGTAAATGCTATGCACACGTATCAGCCCCGGTGCGAGGTCCTAGTATTCGAAGAAATGATCGGAGATACAATCTCAGTTTTCATCCGCACACGGTACAACTACGATACCGGTAAACAAAAAATAGTAGGAGACACACTTAAAGTTATAATAGAATGAGCAAAAAACAGCTGCTGACCGAACCGGTCCTCCCTAAGGAGAGAATCCTTAACCCTGAATTTGTATATACTACAAAGAGTTTAGAGAAGATGCCTGACCAGAAGTGGCACCAGATCATCTCTTTCATCAAGTCCGGAGTTAGGATTGTAGGTTACGGAATCATTCCTTTCGATTTGGTAGCTGCGGCTATCGTTCTTATATTTAGTGAAGTGATCGGCATTATCGAAGAACTGGTTTAAAATTATTAAAATGAGTTATCAAGCAACTAAAGTATTTGACGGCTACTCGACGGTGTTCCGTCAATGGAAAGCTGAAGGGACTCACTGCCGATTCCTGCACGGGTACGGAGTAAGTCTGAAGGTATGGTTCGAAGGCGAACTAGACGAAAGGAACTGGGTATGGGATTTCGGAGGTATGAAACGTGCTATAGGTAATATAGACGGAATGAATCCTAAGACATGGATGGATTATATGCTCGATCATACCACCATTATAGCTGAAGATGATCCTGAGCTTGAAAACTTTAAAGCAATGCACGAAAGAGGACTTATTCAGTTGAGAGTCATCCCTGATACGGGAGCTGAACGCTTTGCAGAATACTTCCACGGGAAGTTAAACGATTTCGTCCAGGCTGAGACCCAGCACCGGGTGAGAGTAGTACAGGTAGAGTTCCGGGAGCATGAGAAGAATACAGCAATTTACAAAGCATAATTATGGCACTAAAAAGAGTTGAAGATTATAATAAGATTCTACCTATTGTAGAGCTTTATACCTGCATACAGTCTGAAGGTTCAAGGGCAGGTAGACCTACTGTCGCCGTTAGGACTACCGGCTGTACCCACCGCTGCTATTTCGGTGAAGGGGGCTGGTGCGATTCTTGGTATACAAGCATTCACCCTGAAAAAGGTAAATATACCTTCCAGGATATTATCAATATTTACGATGCTAATCCTGAAATTAAGGAGATGATGCTTACTGGAGGTTCTCCTTCGATGCACCCTACCATTGTAAATGAACTTACTCATTTTGCAAATGAAAGACAAATCATCATTACTATTGAAACTGAAGGAAGTCATTTCGTCGAAACAGATTACCCTCTTGGCCTTATTAGCTTCAGTCCTAAATTTAGCAATAGCGTACCTGTTTTGGGGGCTACTACACCCTTAGGAAGTACTGTAGATCAAAAGTTTATTGATACCCATAATCGTTTACGTTTAAATAAAGATTCTATTAAGCAATCAATGGCTTATCATTCTGATTACCATATGAAGGTAGTTGTTAATCCTGTTGAGCGTCCTGATGTTTGGACTGAGATTAGATCATTTATGGATGAGCTAGAGGTACCAAAAGACAAGATATGGATTATGCCCCCGGGTGATAATCGTGAAGAGCTAATCCGTGTTTATCCTATGGTAATTAATTGGTGTACTGAAAATATGTACAACTTCACAGGCCGGGAACATATCATTGCTTTTGATACTAAAAGAGAAGTCTAATGCCCTACATAATTCTTAAACACACCACCATCAACGGTAGTCCCAGGACTATCCTTGTGAATGATAGTGAAGGAATTTCTATGGAGTTTACGACTTTTGAAAGTGCTTCTAAGCTAGCAGAACTTTTCCAGGCCAACTCTACCTCCGGGAATATCTACGAAATAAAAGAGTTAAAATAATGCCGCACAACTACCTTCAGGTACTTCATCAGTTATGGGCTCTTAAGGTTATAGAACCTTCCGGCATCATAGCCGCCATACACCCTTACGGATACAGGCTAAGCTACATCACCCTTGACGGATTAGGGGTAGAGAGTGAGAGTGAAAAGTTTCAATTCAAGCACGGAGTCCGATAAAGCATGAAACTCGGAGAGACAATAAACGTAGGAGATGATTGGTATAAAATTTTTAGAACAGTTAGAGAAGATCGCCAATGGGATGCTGAACTTCTTAAACAGTACTGGTTTTGTACACATACCTTCCGTAAGGATGGTGTGCTCTATTTTTGTAGGGAGATTGAAAAAGTTAAATTTGAAGAAGTAATATGAACTCAATTCCAGTTATAGGAACCCCAATTGTTAACGGCTTTGAATGGTTACAACGTCTAGTAGATAGTGTAGACTTTCCAGTTGATAAATTTGTTATTGTAGATAATAACGGTAGAGGAGAGCTTACAGAGCAGCTTCGCAAACTTGCAGAAACTCCACATAAATTTATTTCAAAAATTTATTTAATTGAACTGCCAAGTAACTTAGGAGTAGCCGCTTCGTGGAACCTAATAATTAAAACTAATTTAACTGCACCTTACTGGCTTTTTGCAAGCCACGATGTAGCTTTTACACCTGGCCTCCTAGAAGAAATCTGCACAGAAGCTCAAAATTCTGAAGTTGAAATGATACACGCTAATGCAGGTGAATTTGGCGACGGTGCATACGACCTATTCTTACTCAAGGATAAAGTAGTCCAGAAGTTAGGTATGTTTGATGAAAACTTTTATCCTGCTTACTGCGAGGATATAGACTATATAATGAGAGTTACAAGATGGAATTGGAATAATCCTGAAAATAATATAAACAGATTAGCAGGACTAAAGAGTCCGTACTACCACGGACATGCAATATCTACCGACCCTGACTACTACAGAGACGGAGCTCAGACAAAAAAACACTCCACAGAACTTAATACAAAATTAGACCAAATTAATGTGTTGAATTTTGAATATATGTACGAAAAATGGGGTCCAGGCTGGAGAATGACGAACCCGCAAGTGCACCCTTTTGGAAGGCACGGAACTCCTATCACTACAACAACCTTTAATCTAGAATTCGCAAGAAAAAAGCATTTAGGATTTTAATTATGAAACAGTATTTTGAACGTGACAGCGATACATCGTCTCAATGGGGGATAGTATCTGGGAATATCGGAACTAGATCAGAGCATGATAAGCCTCGGTTCTGGGTAGTAGATGATTTTTATGAGAATCCTGATGCGATGCGAGAATATGCACTATCTCAAACCTTTTTTGAAGGAGAAGGCGCAGTAGGTTGGAGGACTCGCAAACAGTTTCTTTTTGACGGACTTAAGGAAAGCTTTGAGGATATCATGGGTAAGAAGATCTTAGACCATACACCTGAAGGTACCGGCTGGTACGATGTAGGTATTAATGGGCGATTCCAAGCTTGTGAAGCAGGTACTAAGATGGTATACCATTGTGACAAACAATCTTGGGCTGCTGTGCTTTACCTAACTCCCGATGCACCTCCTCAGAGCGGCACTAGCTTTTACAGACATAAAGAAACTAAAGTAAGACATGCCAGCGAGATAGCTTGGGGGACTGGGGATGAACTGCGGACATTTAATCAAAAAACTTTTGTTGATCCTACACCTTTTGAGAGAGTAGATACGGTAGGAAATGTCTATAATAGGCTGGTAATCTTCGACGGTCAATTAATACATTCCGGTAATGACTATTTCGGATGGGATATAGCATCAAGCAGATTTTTTCAGATCTTTTTTTTCGACGTCGAATAGTATTTTATATGAGTTCAATGAAACGTCTCCTTAACCAGTTAGCTAAAGCTTTTTTTAAATTTATACAACACCACTAACAATGAAAAACCTACTGTTCTTACTTTTGCTTCCCGTCCCCCTTCTTGCACAGCTCCGGGATAGCGTCTACTTCAACAACACCCATTTCACTGTAAACTACTCCGAGATTCTGGAAGGACCAAGATCCATTCGATATACGGTACTATGTCCAACCGGGACAGCTTCAAGATCGGGTATGGAGTTCTACAAAGAAAAAAAGATTCACACTTCAGATCACAAAGATTATGAAGCAAATGAATGGGATAAAGGACATATGGCTCCTGCTGCATCATTTAACTGCAACCGGGATATGTTATTCTCTACCTTTACTTACGTAAACTCTAGCTTGCAGCACCAGAGCCTTAATAGAGGAGTTTGGAAGAAACTCGAGGTCCGAGAAAGAGAATTAGCTACAAAAGGAAGTTTAAAGGTCTTTATTAGAATAGAGTACCCGACTGAACCCGTCAGAGTTACTACCGGTGCTGCTATACCTTTAGGGTACTACAAAGAAATAAAAGTTGGAAATAATAGAGAATGTTACTATTTTAAGAACGTGCAACCGAACACATCAGATCTTCAGACTTATAAATGCCCATGCAGAAATGCTATTAAATAATGCGTAACCTTTTTACACCTCAGGAAATAGATCTTAAGATTAAGATAATTGCTAAAAAGATTTCCGCGGAACACCAGGGAGATAAAACTCCCGTAGTCATGGTAGGGCTTCTCAATGGAGCGTTTATGTTCTACTCAGACTTAGTACGTAATCTGTCAATTGACGTAGAGTGTGATTTTATAAGAGTCAAAAGCTATACAGCCCAGTTTAAGCAAGGTGATATCAAAATTCTTAAAGACCTTGAGACTCCTATCAAAGGTAAACACGTATACTTGGTAGATGATATCTACGATACAGGCTCTACCATGAAAGCACTAATTGAGTACCTGGAGGTTAAGAAGCCTGCCTCTATCTCGATTATAACTCTCCTTGTAAGAGAAACCTCTCCAGCCCCTCAACAGACCTGCTACCATGCCTTGTCTATCAAGGATGAATGGGTGGTGGGTTACGGGATGGATGACGAAAACGGTTATTCAAGAAATTTAGATGGAGTGTTTGCACTCTGAGATAAGTTTCGTATATTATACAACGGTGTCGTAGCACCACCTTAAAAACACTAATTAATATGGCAGATAAAAAGCATTATGATGTTGAACTAGCTAAAGCCGGGTTCGCTAACGGCATCTCTACCCAGCTCGCTGATAAGTTCAAGAAGCATAAGATGATCGATATTCATCTTTCCGAGCAGGAAAAACTTAGCATCATCCAAGACGCTGCGCAGGCGTTTGGAAAGTTCCTAGATGCGCTGGGTGTTGACTGGAAGAACGATCCTAACTCCTCCGACACCCCTAACCGAGTTGCTAAGGCTTACGTAAACGATTTATGGGCCGGACGATTCAATCCTATGCCCGCTATCACGGCATTCCCTGCCGACGACTACGACGGGATAGTCTTTGAAGGTAATATCCCTTTAACCTCTATGTGCTCCCACCATCATCAAGCCATTCAAGGCCGGGTTCATATCGCTTATATCCCAGGTCCGGGCGGCAAAGTGATCGGGCTATCTAAACTAAACCGAGTAGTAGAGCATTTCGGTCGCCGAGGAGCAATCCAAGAACAGCTCACGGTCGCCATCCATAACGCAGTCAATACCGTTTGCGAGGATAACATCGGTGTAGCTGTTATGATTGAAGCTACTCACAACTGTGTTTCCTGCAGAGGAACAAAACACGCAGGAGCCTCTATGAAAACTTCTAAGTTATCAGGAAGCTTCTTAAACGAAGACTCAGCCCGTGCTGAATTTTATGAGTTTGTAAAAGGATACTCATGCAAGTAGAAAAAGTAAAATTTGTTGACGAGGTAGAGCTTTTTAATTCTACCTTTGGAAAACCTAACAACTACACCCCTATCGTCCCTAATGATAAAAAGCTTACTGACTTTGTAGTTAGCTTTATTAGGGAGGAGACTGATGAGTTGGAGCAGGCTATTAAGGATAAAGATATCGTTGAGGTACTGGATGCTATTTGTGATCTTCTGTATGTTGCAGTTGGCAACGCAACTATGGTCTTTGGTCTCAAGGATAAACTAGTCCCAGCTTATGCAGAGGTCCAGGCCTCGAATATGTCTAAGAGCTGTGCTACTGAAGAAGAAGCAAAAGCTACAGTAGAGGAAAGATCTAAAGAGCATGGAGAGTGTTACTACCGTCAGGTAGGAGACCGATATGTTGTCTACCGAAAGTCCGACGATAAGGTTATGAAGTCTATTAACTACTTCGCCCCTAATCTCGAGCAATTCTTCACTGAAAAAGAAATTAAAAAAGCCAAGCAATGACACCCCAGGAATTAATCGATCAAAATAAAACTTTCTCAGAAGAGTTGCAGCAATGGATTGTACCTCTTATCTTTGTAGACGAAGCTCTTAGGATGAAAACTGCTCAGGAGGTCGACCAGAGTATTAAACAGCTTGAAGAAGTAATGCAAGAATTAAATTCAGTAATTAATAAGATAAATGATTAAGATAGCTCATGAAGCTCCAAAAGCCATCTTCGGTAAGATGCAAGAACTTACTGATTACGATTATGCTTTAGTGCATCTCTTTGAAGAAGATCCTGAATACCTTCAGCAGTTCAAAGACGCTTTAGCAGCAGGCAGGGAGGTTATCTTAGATAATTCTATCTTTGAACTTGAAGAAGCTTTTGATGCCGAGCGTTTTACTTACTGGATCAACGAACTTAAGCCGACCTGGTATATTGTTCCTGACGCATTAGAGAACGTAAAGAAGACTATGTCTAATATGGCAGAGTGGAATGTTAGGTATGCTCACAAAGTACCCGCTGAATGTAAGAAGATTGGGGTTGTGCAGGGTAAGACTTATACCGAGCTCGCTAACTGCTACGATCACATGATCAATTCAGCTCAAGTTGATATGGTTGCTATCTCTTTTGACTACAGCTACTACGAGGAAAAGTTTCCTCACCCTAATAAGTACGTCAGCTGGATGCTGGGTAGGGTTCAGCTGCTAGGTCGAATGCTTAAAGACGGAGTAATTAATACTGATATGCCTCACCACCTTCTAGGTTGCGGACTACCTCAAGAGTTTCAATTTTACCGCGAAGCTAACTACGATTGGATTTACTCCTTAGATACTTCCAACCCAGTAGTCCACGGCCTGAAGGAGGTCTACTACAAGGATCAAGGGCTATGGAATAAAGAATCTCAGAAACTCTTTACCATGATTAACTCTGAAGTAACTTCTACTCAGATGGAGGTCATTCGTCATAATGTCTCACGTTTTAGATGGTTTGCAAATGGAAACGCGCAAGTGGGTAGCATTCTTTAGTCAGACTGGTTCCGAGATCGTTCAGATCTCAGAAGCTTTAGGAAGGTGGCCGGATATGATTATTAGTAATCGCCGGCCTGAGTCTGCTAGGATTATTAATTCCGGGATACCTGAAGATAAGATTTACTATACCTCCAATAGTCCAGAGGGGTATGAGTATTTTCATTATCTCTGTCAGGTAGAAGATCCGATAGTTACTCTTCACGGATGGCTGAGAGTAGTACCAGAGGAAATTTGTACTAATTACGAGATGTATAACGGACATCCAGGGCTTATAACCAAGTACCCTGAACTCAAAGGTAAAGATCCTCAGATCCGAGCCTTCGAAGGAAATTACAATACAGGAGGTTGCGTTATTCATAAAGTAACTCCTGGGGTAGACGAAGGAGAGATTCTTATGGAAAGAGAAGTAGGAATCAGGCTGTTGGATCATGAGGGTTTATTTCGTATCTTGCATAAGACTTCGGTAGATATGTGGGTAGAATTCCTTAAAGAAAGGTTATGATTAAGAGATTGGCATTAGTAGGGGCTAGCAGTACTGGTAAAACGACTGTGTATGAGCTGCTTAAGAATCAGCTCCCTAAGTGGGAGTTTGTAAATGAGAGTACTAGGACGGTAGCTCGGTATGGCTTCCCTATCAACGAACTCGGTACTACCGAAACTCAGTTAGCTATCTCAAGCTTTCATCTAGAGGCATTACTCAAGCCTTATAACCTAATCTTAGATCGCTGCTACTTAGACTTAGTAGTTTACTCCCGTCATATGCCCGGACTCTCCCAGTCCGGCCTAGAGTACATAGAAGATACTTGGAAGAGAGTCCAGGATGAATATACTCACTATATTTATTTCCCTATCGAGTTCCAGGCGATCGATGACGGAGAAAGAAGTGTTGATGAAGATTGGAGAAAGATCATCGATCAAGAATTTAAATACCAGTTGGATCAGACTGACAGGCATTACCTGGCTGTGACCGGCTCACCTATGCAGAGAATAAATCAAATCCTTAAATACATTAAATAATGGACCATAACAAGAACCAAAGTGCAGTTGTAGAGATTGCAAGCAAACACCTCGGCCAGGTAGGAGGTGCCGGGTACTCCGATCAGTACGATCCTTCGTTGCTGGTTGCGATCCCGCGTTACCTAAACCGAGAGGCTTACGGCATCAAAGAAGAGAGCCTACCTTTTATAGGAGTGGATGTCTGGAATGCTTACGAAGTCTCGGCGATCACTAAGAAAGGATTACCGGTAGCAGGGATGCTTAAGATTGTATGTCCTGCTGACTCACCTTTCCACGTAGAGTCAAAGTCAATTAAACTTTATCTGAACTCTTTTAACATGACTGCTTTCGGCGAGACTGCTAGAGAGTGTATCGAGTTTATCGAAAGTCAGGTCTCTAAAGATCTTACCGACCTCCTGCAAGGAGAGGTGACCTGTAAGTTCTTCACCAGCAACGATATTCACGAGTATCAGTTTGTAGAGTTTACTCCCCTCGGTGCTTTGGTTGATCTGGATGCAGTAGAGTTTACTTCCTTCCATTCTGATGCTACCCAGCTTAAGATCTGGCACACAAAAGAGGATGTAGTAGTTAAGAAGATTGAATCTGATCTACTAAGATCTAATTGCCGGGTGACCAATCAGCCGGATTGGGGTGATGTTTATATTCATATGATTGGTAAGAACGTTCCTGATGAGGCATCACTGGCCCAATACATAGTCTCTCACCGCCAGGTATCCCACTTCCACGAAGAGATTTGTGAGATGATCTTTACCCACCTTACTGAGGCTTATCAGCCTGAAGGTTTGATGGTAGCATGTCTTTACACCCGAAGAGGAGGATTGGATATTAATCCTATCCGATCAACGCACGCTAATCTGATCCCGGGCTGGTACAAAGATCCTACCAAGCGGATGAAGAAAACTTTACGTCAATAAGAGTTGGCTCCTTCGGGAGCCTTTCTTATCTTTAGCTATATGTCAATAGAAAAAAAGTACTACCTCGTCACCGATAAAGAGACTGTAAACCTCTTAATCCAACACATCCAGGAATCAAAAGTAATCGCTTATGATACCGAGACTGACTCCCTCAATATGAGGAAAGGTCAGATTATAGGATTCTCCGTATCGGGGGATATCGGGATGGGGTTCTACCTCCCTACTATGGCCTGGAACCACCAGACCGGTACCCTAGATGAACTTAACATCGAAGGGGTACCTTGCCACTCTATAGCAAAAAAAATCTTACCTATGTTAATCGGCAAGAAGCTTGTGATGCACAACGCATCATTTGACTGCCGTTTTACTAAAAACTTCTATAAGGTTGACCTCCTGGAAAGTTTATGGGTAGATACTGCCTTACTAGTCCACACCGTCCAAGAGGAGGGAGCAGGGATGGGAGTATTCGGTCTTAAATCTCTAGCAATATCAGTACAGAATGAAATCGGACTCGACGTCGAAAAAGCTGCCAACGAAGAGCAGGTCCTGCTCAAGGAATCTATTAAAGCCAACGGAGGTTCAGCTACTAAGGAAAACTACGAGATTTACAAAGCCGACATGGAGCTTTTGGGGAAGTACGCTGCTGCTGATACCGACCTTACTCTTCGTCTCTGTAGTCATTTTATGGACGTCCTTCAACGAGAGGGTCTTGAGAAATTCTTCTTCGAAGACGAAGTAATGCCCCTCTACAAGGAGGTTACTATCCCGATGGAGGAGATGGGTGTTGACTTGAATATAGATTTGCTACTTGAGACCAGGGATGAGATCTTAAAAGACTTGGCTGAGAATAAGCAGATCGTTCTCAAATCTCTGATAGGTACTAAGGCCGGTCAGGAATGGGTTGTAGACACTGCTCTAAATGAGTTCCCGCCCTCTAACAAAGGTACATGGGCACAGACACTAGCCGAGCGCTACTCCCTCTCTCTGCCTAAATCTGATAAGACTGGTAAGTTCTCTATAACCAAAAAGACTTTAGAGGAGCTAGAAGATTCTCCTGCTAAGGAATACTTACTAACCGGGGATCTAAACCTCTTAGATACTATGGAGGCTATGAAGATATCGATGTCTTTATGGAAGCAAAAGAACGACGGTGACTATGTTAACATCCAGTCTAAAAAGCACCTAGGAGAGATAGCATTTAAGTATATGAATATCCGGGCTAGGTCTCAGACCGCTAAAGGTCAGGACCAGTTCGATATGGATATGTTGGAGGATTTATCTAAGACTCACTCCTGGGCCGAAAACCTCCGGGTGTATAATAAGCTTCTTAAGATTAAGTCTACTTACATCGATCGATTTGTTGATAACGCCGAAGATGGGAAGTACTTCTTTTACTTCAAGCAGCACGGTACTGTCTCCGGCCGATACGGTTCCGACGCCCAGCAGCTACCCAAACCCAAGGAAGAGGGTGAGGACGTTCCAATTATCGTTAAGTACAATAACGCTGTTAGGGCTTTCTTGATAGCGGGAGAAGGAAGGAAGATAATTGATGCTGACTACGAGTCACTAGAACCTCACTGCTTTGCTTCAGTATCCGGGGATAGGGGTCTGCAAGATATCTTTAATAATGGATGGGACTTCTACTCTACAGTTGCTATTAAGGCCGAGAAGCTAGAACTAGATAAAGTCAACTACCCTAATGGAGTTAGTCCGGATAAAAAATCTCCGGTCTACCTTAAGAAGATTGATCCCGTTAAAAGGAATAAAGCCAAGGCCTACTCGCTAGGAATCGCTTACGGTATGGAGGCTTACGCGTTAGGAAAGTCTCTTGACATAGATCAGAAAGCAGCCCAGATACTAGTTGACGGATACTTGGATGGGTTCCCTGAGCTTAAGGCCTGGAGGATCAACTCCCGGCAGCACGTCAAAGAGCACGGCTCTATTAAGAATAAAGTAGGCCGAGTGAGGCACCTACCTAAAGTCCAGAGACTCTACCTTAAGTACGGAGATCAGATCATGGACTGGAGATATAGGAATGAGCTCGCTAATACTTACGGCAAGGAACAGGTCATGAGCATGTATAGGGATTATCGCAACGGACTTAATAACTGCCTGAACTATCAGCTGCAGTCACTAGCAGCGGCTGTTGTAAACCGGGCTGCTATTCAGATCAATCGAAAACTTAAAGAGATGGGTATCGACGGACGAGTCCAGGCTCAGGTCCATGACCAGCTCATAATCAACGTCCCGGAACATCAGGCTGAGTTAGTAGCTCCTATCGTAAAAGAGATCATGGAAAACACCACCCAGCTAGAAGGAGTAACTCTAAAAGCACCTCCTGAGATTACCAATAATTGGCGAGACGGACACTAAAATTTCTAACGTGCTAATAGATACATTTCCATACTTTAACGAACGAGAACTTTTAGAGTTACGTATCAAGCTTCTGTACGATCACGTAGATAAGTTTATTATCTGTGAAGGAGACCATACACACAAAGGAGATCCTAAACCTCTAACCTGTAAACAGACTCTTAAGGAACTAGGACTTCTAACTGATAAAGTACAGGTTGTAGAGGTTAAAATGCCTTCATACGATCAAGAACCAGATCCCTGGGTTCGAGAGAGAATGCAGCGCAATGCTGTTCAAGAGTTCATACAGGAAGGAGATGTAATTATTGTCTCTGATTGTGATGAGATTATCGACCCAGCTGTTATCAGTCACCATGTCGCTTCAGTATATAACCTCCCTGAGAAAATATTAAGGCTTCCAATGGTGAATCTTAACGGGAGAGCAGATCTACGAGTGCACAAAACATCTGGCGAACCAGCTCACTGGTGGGCAGGATTTGTATGCGGAACTTTTCACTTACAGAAGTGGTCTTTATCTGATTTACGAGAATCTGCTACATTAGGGAAACCTTTATTAGAGTACACTCACTCTCATTTAATACTGGAAGATCACCCGACTATGGGATGGCACTTCACCTGGATGGGAAACCCTCAAAGACGTAAGATTAAAAAGAAAGCTTTCGCTCACTGGAATGATAAGATTGACGGTATAGGAAATCTAGATAGCGATAAACTTGATAAATTTATAGACGAGTACAATCCGGCTCCCGAAAGTACTGATCCGCTAGGAAGAGAAGATAGTATCCTTCAACCTTACAGCACTGAAGACCTTCCAGATCTTATTTTTAAATTACCTGCTGTGAAAAAATTTTTATTTAACTAATGGAACATTTTTACCATAATATACAAGGGTGGTTTACTTACCCAAATCTATACTCTGAAATGGTTAATAGAGCTTTAGTTCCTGCACATTTTGTAGAGGTAGGGGTTTGGAAAGGAACTAGTGCAGCCTACATGGCAGTAGAAATAGCAAATTCGGGAAAAACTATAAAGTTTGACTGTATTGATACCTGGGAGGGATCAGAAGAACATTTGGACCCTGCTAGTTCAGCTTTTGAACTCAACCTCTTGACTAACCAAGACTGGCTTTATGATACCTTTATAACTAATATGAAACCAGTACAAGAATGGTATACTCCTTACCGAATGGAATCGCTGCAGGCAGTAAAGCTCTATCAGCCAGCTTCATTGGATTTTGTATTTATTGATGCTGCCCACGACTACCAAAGTGTACTAGCTGATATTCAAGCATGGTTTCCAAAAGTAAAAGGAAGTATTGCAGGTCATGACTATAGCTGGAGCGAGGAAGTTAAGCAGGCTGTACATGATTTTTTTGACCCACTAGGACTAGAGGTGAGAGAAACTGAAGGTTGTTGGGTTGTATATAAAAGTTAATTTGTATATATTTATATAAAAGAGCAGGGGACCGCTCTAAACGACTCACCGACTGGGAGTCAGGTTATGTTAAATTATTAATTAAAAATAGATCTTAGGACTATGACACACATCAAGTACACCCCATGGACTGTAGATTATACATCCACATTCGATATCCTTTTTAAGGATTTCTTTAACACAAACTCAACGTTTGTATCCCCGATCGATCAAAAGATCGGACATCCAGTAGATATTTATGAAAACGAAAAAGGGTTATTCTTCGAGATCGCCGCTACCGGCCTCTCGAAACAAGATACCAAAATCTCCATTGAAGGTGACGTCCTTCGAATTATTCACGATAAAGTGGAAGAGCAGATCGATAAGACTAAAGTTCGTTATTACAACAAAGGACTTAGTAAGCGATCGTTCAATCTAGGTTATAAGATCGCCCGTCGATTTGATTTGAGTAGCATTGACGCTCAGATGAAAGACGGATTACTAACTATTTCAATCTCTCATGCTGAAGGCAATAAGCCTCACGAAGTAGAGATTAAATAGAGTTGCATTTGGTCCCCTGCAATTTTTTTCGTATCTTTAAGTATTAATCAATATAGTTATGACAAGAGGAAAAAAAGTTGGGCATATTAAGCCGCAAATTACCATTAAGGATGAGATGATCAATCCTTACTACGTTAGTGTAGATGAGAATCAATTCACCGTTCAGATCGAAGGTTCTACTCTCCCGCTTGGGTACTTCAGTACTCTGGAAGTAGCTATCAAACGTATCGCAAAATACAAGCTTGTAGAGAATCTTAATCAGTCTACTGTTGACTTGAATAGCTTTCTCAAGGCTTACGATACTGTTCTAAATCAAATCAATAATAGAATCCCAGTATGAAAAAATTAATTCCGCTCAATGATCGGATAGTTGTAAAACCTATCGAGCAGTCCGAGCAGATGTACGGCAATATTATTATTGCTGATATGGGCAGAGAGCGCCCGGAGATGGGTGAAGTCATCGCAGTAGGACCCGGTCGGATGTCCGAATACGGCAAATTCATTCCCGTCAACGTAAATGTTGGGGATGTGGTGCTGCTGCCTAAGATCGGAACTATCCGAGTAGAGTTCGACGGTGAGGAATACTACATCGGTCAATCAAGAGAAATCCTTTGTAAAGTAACAGAAAAATGAGTAAGAGAGTAGAATTTTCAAATCAAGCCCGTCTACGGCTCCTAGCAGGAGTTGAGCAGCTTGCCAACGCAGTAACTTCGACATTAGGTCCTAACGGCCGGAATGTCATCATCGAGCAATCAGCCGGTAACCCGACCTCAACCAAGGACGGTGTGACGGTTGCCAAGGCGATGGAGCTAGAAGATACTATCGAGAACATGGGTGCCCAGCTGGTAAAGCAAGCATCCATTAAGACCGCTGACGGAGCCGGTGACGGTACTACTACCTCAACCCTTCTGGCGTACGAGATCTACAGAGAGGGTCTAGAGTATCTAGACTTACATAACGCTGTTGATATCAGCCGAGGAGTAGCCAAGGCTACTAAAGGAGTGGTAGAGTATCTGGAGAAACAGGCCCGCGAAATCACTGACGAGAATCAGCTAAGACAGGTAGCTACTATCTCAGCCAACAACGACCCAGAGGTCGGAGAGCTGATTGCTGCTGCAATGGATAAGGTAGGCCGGGATGGAGTCGTTACTATTGAAGAGTCAAGGACGGGTGAGACCTATCTAGAGACTGTTGAGGGTATGCAATTCAATAGAGGTTACAAGTCGATATACTTTGTTACCGATAACAATAGCATGACTGCAGCTCTGACTAATCCACTGGTGCTGATAACGGATAAAAAGGTTACCGCTGCTAAAGAGCTGCTACCTATACTAGAGGCTTGCTCGGCACAGAACAAGGCTCTGCTTATTATCGCCGATGACATCGACGGTGAGGCTTTATCAACGCTGGTGGTCAATAAGATGAGAGGTATCTTGCAGGTGGTGGCTGTGAAGGCTCCTGAGTTCGGAGATCGCAAAAAAGCTATCCTTGAGGATATCGCTACACTGACCGGCGGTCAAGTAGTATCAGCCGAGAAAGGAATGAGACTTGAGAAGTTCAATACCGACTGGCTAGGTTCAGCCCGGAAGGTCACCATCGGGAAAGAAGAGACTACAATCGTTGACGGCAAAGGCACCTCAGAAGCTATCCAGGAACGGGTTGAAGAGATCAAAGCTATGATCGATAACTCAAAGTCACCTTTCGAAAAAGAGTCCTTGCAGGACCGGTTAGGTAGGCTAATAGGCGGTGTAGCGATCGTTTACGTAGGAGGTCAATCTGAACTAGAGATGAAGGAGAAAAAAGATAGGGTAGAGGATGCACTGCATGCTACTAAGGCAGCCTTGCAGGAGGGCATTTTGCCGGGTGGTGGTATCGCACTGCTTAACGCCGGCCGCTTCCTGGAGTCAAATAAAGGTGATCTGCATTTCGCTAACACCTCTACTGAGGTCGGATATAATATCCTTCTGCAGGCTATCAATAAGCCCTTCTTTAAGATCCTGACTAATGCCGGGTACAGTACCGAGTACTGTGATGGCATCAAGGCTAAGGTTCTTGACACGGGTAATCCCTGGCAAGGTTTTAATCTACGGACTGAAGAGTACGTTGATATGTTTGAGGAAGGTATTATCGATCCTGCCAAGGTAACACGCCTGGCATTAGAAAATGCAGCTTCAATTGCAGGTACTATGCTTACAACCGAATGCGTTATAAGCAACCTAAAGGAGAAGAGCAGTGACCCTATGGATTTTAATTCAATGATGTAATGAGCAAAGTTTCAAGCAAAGCCCGGTACGAGGCATTTCAGGAGTGGTATAAGTGGGCGTCCAATCGCTACGCTTCTTTAAAAAAGAAAAGACGCCCTGACTCCCAGGACGGTAACTCCAATACTCCTCAGCGATGAAGTTCAAGCCCGGTGATACAGTCAAGGTTCTAGATCCTAGAATCAGCTTTACAGTATGTAAGGTAGTAGAAGTAGAAGGTGCTATCATCCGTATAGAAGATGCCTCAGGAGCAATCCACGAAGTATTCGCTGAACAGCTCCATAAGCAGCTACTATTTGGTTAAAACTCTTCTTAGCAGCTTTAGACCTTCGGGGCTATTTATCTTAGTACTATCTCTAGTTTAATTTTGTCTTACTAAAAATGGATCTTAATCGGATTGAAGAACTAGGGTTCTTAGCTCACAAGGAAGGTTTTTTCACTCAATGGCAGGACACTGCCTCGCGTTATCTAAAGCGAGAGAACTACCAAGATTCTACTGAAGCCTACGAAAGAGCTTACGCAAAATACTCCCAAACAGTTGGATCAAATTAAACAAGTTATTATATTTAGCTAGATGAATGGTTTTAGATTTTTGTATTGGGATGATTATGAAGCGCCTAAGGGAGACAGCAGAGGAGAGAGCTCTAGCACAGAAGATACGCCGGAAAATGATTCAAAGGGATCACGGGGCGGAAAAGACCCGGTATAGACGAGATAAGAGTTGGATGCGAAATGAGTTGGATTGACGAATACGACAATTGGGCACCCGACAGTCCTATGAGCGGACACGTCCTCCATATAGAGGAGGAAGAGGAGTAAACTCCTAAACCAAGCACCAGTGATGAAATGGTAGACATGAGGGACTTAAAATCCCTTGGGCAGGAATGCTCGTGCCGGTTCGAGTCCGGCCTGGTGTACAAAAGAAAAAGTTTTTAAAAAAGTTGCCTTAATAAAAAATTCTTCATATATTTATATAACGATGAGACACTGCTTTACATATAACGCGTCGTGGACACTTCCAGTGCAGAGCATTGAGAAGGATGGTCCTATGTATGCCGGGTGAAGCAGTCTTAGAGTAACTACGAGACTACAGAAGCCCGGCCCCCAAAGCCGGGTTTTTTGTTTTTAAGTAGTTACAAAAAAAAAAATAGCCGAAAAGTTGGACTGAAGTAAAAACGGTTCTATCTTTAGGTCACTGAGTCGGTAACACGGCGAAGTTCTTTGACATACTGGTAAAAATGATTCCGTAGCTCAGTTGGTAGAGCAGTACACTTTTAATGTACGGGCCGTGGGTTCGAGCCCCACCGGGATCACAGGCGGTTATGCTTCCGAAGTGCTGGTTAGACTGAGACACCTAATCGATGAGCCCATCAAAAAGTGAGTAGTTTTGTGGTAACTACTTAAAAGTAAACCGCAACACAGTCAGGTGGCGGAATGGTAGACGCACGAAAAAGCAGGTGAGATACAGACTGCTCCAGCAATGGATGATCAAGTGTCCTTGGAAGGCTCACACACAGGTTCGATTCCTGTCCTGACTACGATTCATAGTGAACCATCTATGAACACAACCAAAGAGTAATATTGGAGGAACTATCAAAGTGGTGACGGCTCGGAAAGACGAGTATTATTGGACAGAGCAGGGTATTGCAGCTTGAGGTTCCTAGGCTCAAGAAGATGTGGTTCGAGCCCACACTGTCCAGCAAACAGTCAGGTGGCGGAATGGTAGACGCAGTAGGGAGAGCCAAAGAGGTATCTACGAAAGTTACAGGTTCGAATCCTGTCCTGACTACCTAGCCTTGATTTGGGGCAAGTGCTCGTACATGTTTGCGGGTAAGTCAATACTAAATCTATACTGATGGAAAGACATCGGAGTCGGGAAAAGTTGGCATCGGAATGAGCAGTTCGAAATGTTTCACCGAGTGCAGGTTCGAATCCTGTCCTGACTACAAAGTGTTGGTATCCAGGTGGGTGAAGTAGGGGATATACACTTAAATAAAACAACAACGGTGAAAATATGTAACGGCCGATAAACATAGAAGTAGCAACGAAGCCCGTGACACCAAGTAGATGCCTCCACGTGGCGGTGTTGGATAACCAACCAAATCTATAAATTAAAATAGTCAGGTGGCGGAATGGTAGACGCTAAGTGGGTACACACGATCCCTATTGCAGCAAGGTACACGGCGGCTGGGGAGTACAGGTTCAAATCCTGTCCTGACTACGATGCTTAAAACTAAAACTGAGTGGTTGTCAGTTTATGTTACGCTTTGTTTACGATGGTTCGACTCCATCATACAGTCAGGTGGCGAAATGGTAGACGCAAATGCCACTCGGAGAAGAAGGAACTACGCCAACATCTCCTTGCAAGTGGTAGGGTATCCTAAAGAGTAAATCCCATACAGGTTCGAATCCTGTCCTGACTACAGGGATATACACTCAAAAAGTGTTGTTAGCAATTCGAATTAGTACGGCTTTGTCTGAGCGAAATTCTTAGGTTGTATAGGCAGTGGAGCGACACCACATATCTTTTCTAAAATAGTTAGGTGGCGGAATTGGTAACGCACATACAACGAGAGTTCTGCGGGCTCAACCATAAAGAGAGGTGTATGGTGGTATAAATACAGGTTCGAATCCTGTCCTGACTACAATGCACCCTTAGCTCAGTTGGTTCAGAGCGTCTCGTTTACACCGAGAGGGTCGGAGGTTCGAATCCTTCAGGGTGCACAAAATGCCTGTATCGCATAGCGGCAATTGCAGCTGACTGTAAATCAGCTCCCATTCGGGTTCGGAGGTTCGAGTCCTTCTGCAGGCACAAAATTTAAGTTCCTTGTATCTCGTAAAGAGATTCCCGAAAAATAGACTGTCAGCTAGAAGTAGGGTATCGATGATAAGAGTTGAGGAGACGTAGAAGCGGGTGAATGAATTAGCACTAATAGGTCACCGACGTCGTGCCAAGCTTAAATTTTTAACGGGGGTATCGCATAGCGGCAATTGCAAGGGACTGTAACTCCCTCCTCATTCGAGTTCGGTGGTTCGAGTCCACCTGCCCCCACACTCGCACTGGTAGCTCAATTGGATAGAGCACTTGACTACGGATCAAGAGGTTCGGGGTTCGACTCCCTGCCGGTGCACTGAAGATGGTTATAACAAATACCTGTACCAGAATACCGGTCAAAAATCAGGAATGTGTAGGTAGCGACTTACCGCTAAACAGGACCCGTAGCTCAGTTGGTAGAGCGTCGCCCTGAAGAGGCGAGCGTCAGCAGTTCGAATCTGTTCGGGTCCACAGCACTGGAATGTAGCTCAGTTGGTTTAGAGCACCTCGCTGATACCGAGGGGGTCGTAGGTTCGAGTCCTATCTTTCCAACAACGGTCCTGTACCCAAGCGGTCAAAGGGAACTGTTTGCAAAACAGCCACTCGCTGGTTCGAATCCAGCCGGGACCTCTACAGTACCCCGTCGTCTAATGGCAGGACAAATGACTTTGACTCATTTAATGGTAGTTCGAATCTATCCGGGGTAACAAACGCGTCTGTAGTGAAAGGGTATCATAGGGGTCTCCAAAACCTTTGTTGAGGGTTCGAATCCTTCCGGGCGTGCTAGATGGCGAGGTAGCTCAGATGGTTAGAGCGCAGGATTCATAACCCTGAGGTCGGCAGTTCGATCCTGCCTCTCGCTACTAAAATAAGAGGACCTATCGCTTCAAAAGAAGAGGAAACTCAGGACATCACAGCTTAAGGTGGAAGATATAAGGTGTACGCCTTATCTCGCACGATTATAAGGTTACAGCCTTATAACATTACACCACCGAGGATGCAACCCGAAACAGTCTATAATGGTGAGCTGATTAGACAAGGTAGGGGCAAAGATTAATGATAGGATAAAACAAGATCCTGGTTACTCTCTTATTTTAAACATGGTGGATGTAGCTCAGTTGGTAGAGCAATAGATTGTGGTTCTATTGGTCGCGGGTTCGATTCCCGTCATTCACCCTAAACAAAGGAAGGTTGGCTGAGTGGACGAAAGCGGTAGTTTGCTAAACTATTGATCGGGTTAACCGGTCCACAGGTTCGAATCCTGTACCTTCCGCATTTTAGTTATTAATCATGAACAAGGTATTTAAAAGCGGTACTACCGGCAGACCTATCAACTTAATCAGTTACATTCTGGATTACATAAAAGAATATCCAGAGACAAAGATTTACGTTGGTACTGACTCCCAGAACAGGGGTCCGGAGACAATCTACGCTACTACGGTAGTGCTGAGATACAGAACAAGAGGATGCCATGTTCTGTATTACAAAACAAGAGTTCCTCTGGTAAGAGATTTTTGGAGCAGGCTCTGGAGAGAGACAGAAATGTCAATCGAAACTGCTACATTTATTGTGGAGAATAGTCCTCTAAAGGTGGAGTCAATAGATCTTGACTTTAATGATGATGAGTATAAGGCTTCAAATAAATTAGTCTCTGCTTCTAAAGGATGGGTATCGGCTGCAGGCTTTAAGTCTACAACCAAACCTGCCCTGCAGATTGCAACCAGAGCAGCCGATCACATTATCAGAAATTAATTCTGAAAGAGTTGCCAGAATGTAAAAACGTTCGTATCTTTATATAGTTGAAAGAGAACAACGATCTTTGACATACTGGTAAAAAAACTTAGACACGTTCTCGTGTTTTCCAAGCCTCTACCTATTTATATAAAAGAGGTATGAGAAAAGAAACACGAGAAGACTTTCAAAAAGCTATAGAAGCTTCAAACTCTATGCAAGAAGCTGCTAGACTGTTGGGAATGAGCTACGATACTTTTAGAAGCTATGCTCGTAAGTACGGAGTTTTTAATCCTAATCAAGCGGGGAAAGGACGTATGAAGGCTAAAATTTATAAAGAGGCTGATGACGTATTTCAAAAGGTTGATAAACAGATCGGTAGAGCTATTGTAAAGAAATGGCTTCTGCAGGAAAGAGAGTATAGATGTCAAAAATGTGGAAATAGTGGGGAGTGGCAAGGAGAGCCTCTAGCTTTAGAGTTAGAACATATAAATGGAGATTCACTTGATAATACGAGAGAAAATCTACTTATACTATGTCCTAACTGCCACTCCCAAACTTCTACCTTTAGAGGTAGGAAAATTAAATAAGCCCTCGTGACGGAACTGGCATACGTACTAGACTTAGGATCTAGGTTTTGGGAGTTCGACTCTCCCCGGGGGTACAAAAATATGGTCTCGTAGCTCAGCTGGATAGAGCATCGCACTTCTAATGCGACGGTCATTGGTTCGAATCCAATCGAGATCACCACAATGGTCGGTTCATCTAGGGGTCTAGGATGTTACCCTTTCACGGTAGACACACGGGTTCGAATCCCGTACCGACTACAAAAGTGTTAACCACCCGACCTACTAGGGTGAAGTATCGAGTACGATATACTTGAATAGAATAGGTGGCTACCATAAGAACGCCATAAACTCGTTAACACTTTCTTATATCGCGGGATAGAGCAGAGGTAGCTCACAAGGCTCATAACCTTGGGGTCGGAGGTTCGATTCCTTCTCCCGCAACTAGATAGGGGGATTAGCTCAGCTGGCTAGAGCGACTGCCTTGCACGCAGTAGGTCAACGGTTCGACTCCGTTATTCTCCACTAAGAAGTGTCGCAATACGCGTTTCAATCTGATTGATAGACGTATCAATAAAAGATGTCCGGAGGTGAAAATCCTTAGCTTCTTAAATAGTCAGGAGCGGAGTGGCTCCGTGATCGCAACTTAAAGAGATAGTCATACGAACTTTATGTGTCAGGCTATGTACGCGGTAGAACAGGTTCGATTCCTGTCCTGACTACGAGGCTATATTTTTGCATGTTTATTATAGCGAATAAAGAAAACATGCGTTAGTCAGGTGGCGGAATGGTAGACGCACCCAAAGTATGTGAGGGAAAAATAATCATATAGGTTGCTGCCTTAAGGTAGTAAGGCCTGAAAGTTTAAACTTTTAATTGTAAAAGTTATACAGGTTCAAATCCTGTCCTGACTACACAATCAGCCACAAGAGGATTGGCATTGAGTTGTTGCAACTAAACAAAATGCAAGTGGTTGACAGCTTGGAAAGACAAGCAACATAGTCAGGTGGCGGAATGGCTACTTCAACCCCGCGCAGTCGGAGCAATAGATACGGTTCGAATCCGTTGTGGGGTCAATGAGTAGTTTTGGTAGACGCAGGTTTGTAGGTTACGTGCCACGAGATGAAAGCAACCTTAATATCGGAGTTAACAACCGAAAAGATAGTTAAACTATTGACCTGAATTGACAGGAAGTTAAATAATGGCTTACAGGTTCAAATCCTGTCCTGACTACAATGAGTAAGAGATACTCAGAGTCTTTAATCCAAGACTTAAACAATGGATAGGGTATTGGGCCGGACATCCTTAAACGCCGGTTTCGTGGGAACAAAGGAGAGCGACACACCTCCTCCCAGTAGTGTTGACTTTTTCAAGGTGTAAGAACCGCAGGGTTTTGAAAGCAAAAAACCGGGAATATCTACTCACTGGAATCTCAGGTGGGGTAATTTGGTGCGGTAGTTCAGTCGGTTAGAATACAGGCCTGTCACGCCTGGGGTCGCGGGTTCGAGTCCCGTCCGCACCGCTATAGAAACAGAGGAGGCGTAGAGCAACTAGCCGGGAGAGCGGCGACGCAAGGGTACACACTTAGTAGCTCTCTTATTGGTGTGTGAAGCTTCTTAGTCAGATTCCTGATAAAGTTGTTCCTGTTTCTTTTGTATATTGGAGGTTTGGCAGAGTGGTCGATTGCGGTAGTCTTGAAAACTATTGACTGTAACAGGTCCCGGGGTTCGAATCCCTGAGCCTCCGCCATCGGGATGTAGCGCAGGTGGTAGCGCATCTGGTTTGGGACCAGAGGGTCGCAGGTTCGAATCCTGTCATCCCGACTAACTTTTAAATCCCCCTTTCTTATGTCAAAAGCAGAGAAAATTCTCTACATGGTTATGTACACCTTGTTCACCGTTGGTACAATCCTTGCAATTGCTCGTAATGAATACGGCCATGCAATCTGGGTTATCACCGGGTTTATGTGGATGCATAACGCCTTTACCAATCGCCGGGAAGTAATTAAGCTCCAGGAAGAGTTGGAAAGTACAAAGTAAGTTCATATATTTATATAAGTTAATCAATTAATTAAATTCAAAGTTATGAAAAATTTCATGCTTATGGCTGCTGCCGTTCTCGCTCTTGCTTCTTGCGCTAACACCGAAGAAGTAGCTGTTGAAGAAGTATCAGTAGACACTACCGCCGTAGTAGAAGATACTACTGTAGTAGCAGAAGGTGACGAAGCAGCTGCAGAATAATACTGAGTCTAGCCTCCAAATCCTAATAGCCGAAAGGTGATGGTTAGGTTGACGTGGGAAAAGTCAACAACAGAGCAGGGGAAGAGCGTGAACCAATAAGCGCCTCGTCGAAATGCTTCCCCAATTTGCCTCCATAGCTCAGTTGGTAGAGCTGCTGATTTGTAATCAGCAGGTCGGCGGTTCGAGTCCGTCTGGAGGCTCAGCAGTTACCTGATTTAGCACTAGGACGGTAACAACCATTGGAGGAAGCTAACCTCACGAATGGTCCTGTAGGTTGTCGATTAATCGCGTAAAGTTTCCTACCAGGTAGAGTAGGTGAGTCCTTGTTGGTGATAAAGCTCTACCGTTTGCGAAAGTAGCTCAGTTGGTAGAGCATGACCTTGCCAAGGTCAGGGTCGCCGGTTCGAACCCGGTCTTTCGCTCTAATGCGGTAATAGCTCAGTTGGTAGAGCACGTTCCTTCCAAGTACGGGGTCGCAGGTTCGAATCCTGTTTACCGCTCAAAAGTAATGTGGCTGAATAAAGGGTTAAGAGTCCTTAAGGCACTGGTCGATCTGCTGAAAAGCAGTGAGGTTGGGTCATACAGACATATGAGTTAAAACCACTCAAACTATAGGGTAGAATGCGCAACCCGGTAGTCAATGAGGTCCCGCCAAGTGAGATAATTATGATCTTTGCAACGGGTGCTGGTAGTCAAGCCAGCTGGTCATTACAGCAGAACTAGCTACTCTGTTGGACCATGGGTGAAAAGGGGTATGTCCAGGACGTGTAGGTAGTCAGGAATCCTATCATTATTTTTTTTTAAGCTCATGTGGCGCAGTGGTAGCGCAGTAGACTGTTAATCTATTGGTCGTTGGTTCGAATCCATCCATGAGCGCTTAATTTACCAGTATGTCAAAAATGGGCCTGTAGCTCAGTCGGTTAGAGCGAGGGACTCATAATCCCCAGGTCCCAGGTTCGAGCCCTGGCAGGCCCACACTTAAACTAAACATAAACTTAAGTTAAACTTGATAAGAGAGTTTAATTCTATCTTATAATAAGATTAATTAACTTAACGATTATGAAAAAACTAGCGTTACTATTTGGGTTTATTTCAACAACCCTACTTGCACAAACTTCATTTTGGACTCCTACAGTATATAGAGGAGCATTTGAACCAGCTCCGGCCCCGATGTGGACTGACAGCTGGACTAACTGGGACCCGCAGTATACAATCTATCCAACTCCTACTGATGTAGTATCGGATTCAATTACTTCAAATACTACTTGGACTAACAACAAGACTTATTTAGTTCAAGGCCCACTCTACGTAAAAGCTAATCTTACTATCCAGCCAGGTACTGTAGTTTTATTTGATAAGACAGCAGCCGGTTCTGCTTTGATTGTAACCAATAAGGGTAGACTATTTGCAGACGGACAAGAGAACAGCCCAATCATATTTGCTTCAAATGCCATCCCGGGTCAAAGATCAATCGGGGACTGGGGAGGAATTGTACTATTAGGTGAGGCTAAAAATAATCTGCCAGCTAACACTGCTTCAGGTACTCCTGCAGGTATTGGTTATATTGAAGGTTTACCTACATCCAAAAATACTCAATACGGAGGCAACAACGATGAAGACACCTCAGGAGTTCTAAGGTATATCAGGATTGAATTTGCCGGGTATGCTTACCAGCCTGATAAGGAAATCAATGGTATAACATTTGGTTCAGTGGGTAGAGGTACTCTAGTAGATTACGTTCAAGTATCGTTTGCTAATGATGATGCCTTTGAATGGTTTGGAGGTACTATAAATTGCAAGCACTTGGTTTCATACCGCAACCTGGACGACGACATGGATTGCGATTTTGGCTACAGAGGTAAAGTTCAATTTGCTTTAATTGTTAGAGATCCTTTTATTGCTGACCAGTCATCAGGTTCAACCTCAGAAGGATTTGAATGTGATAATGACGGCTCCGGCTCTAACAACGGACCTAAGACAGCTGCTACATTCTCTAACGTAACTGCTATCGGTCCACTAAGAGGTGACCTACAAGCTACAGTCGATCCTAAGTTTAGAAGAGCTTTAAGACTCCGCCGGAACAGTGAAATGAAAATCTTCAACTCAGTCTTTATAGACTTTAAAGATGGTATTCATATTGACGGAACTTCCACAGAAACAAATGCACTACAGAGTAGGTTAGTGTTCCAAAATAATCTGATTGCTGGCTGCAGCGGTAAATTTATCCTCAGAGGCACTAATCCTTCTTTTGATGCCGGTGCCTGGTATTTTACTTCTAATGATACTCTAGCAGTTTCTACTGGATTATTTACCACTCCCTACAGCTACCTACAGCCTGACTATCGTCCATCAGCTACTAGCGGACTAGACACAGGAGCAAGCTTCACCGACACAAACTTGATCGGTAACACTATCTCAGTTAACGAAGAGCAGTTAGATGTTACTTATGAGATTTATGATTGGTACGGTAACTTAGTCTATATTGGGAAACATATACCCTACGACAGACTTAAAGGATTATATGTAATCAAATATAGTGCCAAGCTAGAAAAAGTATTTGTATACTAAGTTGGGGGACTAAAAGGCTCTTCGTATCTTTAGGTATGGAAGATATGTGCCCGTTTAAGCCCGTTCACTCGGTGGAGTGGCTGGAGAACTACTTTGCCGAGAACTGCTTTAAGAAGCCCTACGACCGCTTTATGTGGTGGAGGGGATACGTTACTAAGAAGAAGCCTTTGTTCGCTCATGCTCACCTCAAGGATAAAGTAATGAACGGGGACTACGACTTACCTCATTACGGGTACGAGGCCGAGCTTGTGGAGCATAAGCTACGTCATGCCTACTTGACTAGGAATGATATTACCGGGTTTAACGAAGCTCAGGGTCTGAATATGTCCCGGCGCAAGCGACTGCTTGAAGATCAGATCAAAGAAGATACCAAGCGCCTGGAAGGACTTTATAAGGATTGTAAAAAGAACTACGACCTGACTAAGGAGCAGGTCCAGGATGAGATAATGAATCTTGACGGCGATAGTGTTAAGGATCTTTATTTGATGCTAGAAAAAAAATACGGAAAAAAAACTGTTGCCGTTCCTAAATTTAAATAGAGGAAAAGTAAATCCGTATATATTTATATAAAATAAAAAAAGTAAAAATTATGTTAAAGCGTTTTTGGAATTGGTTATTAGGTAAGACTACTGTTGATGAAAAGATTGTTGAGAAAGTTCATCAGATCAAAGTAAGAGCAGAAAGGATTGAAAAAGAGATTGAAGATGTAGTTGTTGCTGTAAAAGAAGTAGGTAAGCAAGCCTCCGATGTCGCTAAAGCTGTGAAGGGCTCACCGAGCCGCACTCGCAAGCCAGCAGCAAAAAAAAATGCTCCTGCACCGACTGCAACTGCAGTTGAAGCTACTCCTGCTGCCAAGAGAACAGCCTCCAACGGCCGCAAATCTAGCAAGTAGTGAATCCTAACTTGAACGTAAGCCTAGATCAGACCCTCCCTGTTGAGTGTGAGGAGTGCGGAGGGCTTTACTTTGAACAGGCTCTCCACATCCGAAAGGTATCAGGCCTCTTAACGGGGACTGGACAGACCTCATACCTTCCGATTCCGGTCTTTGCGTGTAAGGCATGCGGACACGTTAACACGGAATTTTTACCCAAAGAGTTAAAAGATTTGCCGGGTGATCAAGACAGTACAAATTAGAGTTCAGTTCAACGAACCGATCTGGATGTATGACGGACTTCAGGAGTCTATCTACGATGATTTTACGGACGAAGAAGAGTAACTAAAAAGGTAACTTTTCTTTAGGGAGGGACTTCAGGTCCCTTTTCCTGTTTCTATTTATTAAGGAATTGTTATTAGTAATTGTTGTTTAGAAGACAAAATATAATTAATAACTTTCTATGAAAAGAATTTTTGTAGCCCTCGCTATACTAATAGGAGCAACAGCCCAAGCCCAGAACGGTGCCAACGAAATACTGCCAGCCCCTAACTCCGCCACCCCTTTTATATTGGTTGATACTCTGTTTACTCTGAGTAACTATCCAGCCACTTACACTGACGTGTACATCCACTTTGCCAACCCGACTGCAAGTCCGGTTAAAGCTGTTCAGTTTAGGTTATACTACGACAATACTAAATTCTCTGGAGCGACGATGTTCTGGGGTCCAACAGCACAGCCCATCGCCGATAAGTACGGATCTTACTTCGATGTAAATGCTAGCGGGTATCTCAACATAGTAGCGACCTACACCGGTACCAATACTACTTACGACTGGAATGACGGTGCGATGTTTAAATTAAGACTTACTCACGGTGCAAACTACAAAGGAGTTGTTACTCCTGTAGTCACTACCGGAGCCGGATCCTACACCAGTCTAGCCACAGTAGGCAACGGAACGGACGTAGCTCTTACCTTATTTAACTACGGAGGAGCATTCCAAATGACACCTCTAACCTTCCCTATCAGGGTTAAGAACCCAGATCTATCTCCTGCACAGGGTGTTTGGTTTTCAGCAGCAAAGAGACTTAAGTCAACTCCTCAAGCTACTTGGCAGTCTATCGCTTCTGATTCCACCAACGGAAGCGGTTTAGTACAGTTCACCCATCCTCTTGATACCAACTACTGGCATCTTAAGATTGCCTCTCGTACTGATACGATGTCAGACGGAGGTGCTATCTCTATAACCGATGCTTACAAATTAGCCAACCACGTCACCGGTCAAGATACTCTTGCAGGTACCGAGTGGTATGCTGGTGATATCAATGAATCAGGAACGGTAACCATCTCTGACGGCTTCTCAGTATTCAGTAGACTGGCTCTACAGAGCACTACCTGGAGCGGATTGTTTACAGGAGTCAATAACGTTGCAATGCAATGGCCTAATGGTTTTGCAACAGCTCAATCAGCAGTAGCAGCTCCCAACTGGAGTACCAATCCTAGAATGTACAGCATCGATACAATCGTTAACAGACTAGACTCAATCAACCCTTACATTTATGTGATCGGTGATGCTACTACAACCGGGTATAACAACCCCGCCACCATCCTTGCCAAGAAAGACCCAACCGGTGATGGAACTACCCAGTACATCTTAGACCCAGGAGTCTATCTTTCAAACAAGTTAGACACAGTTCAGTTTAGGTTCCCTAAGTTAGTACTATCGACTGACAACTTCGTTGACGTACCGGTTACCATGTACACCTTCGGCAATAAGATCGGAGCAGCTCAGATGGGCTTTGAATACGACACCAACATCTTCGAATTTACTTCCATAGAAGCAGGACCAGTAGCTGCTAAATGGACTAGCCTGATCAGTGTTGAGAAGGGAAGAGTGTTCTGGGCCGGTCACGAAGACAAGCTGAACCCAGGAGTGCTAGAGGCGATGAGTAATGCTTTCACTTTCAGATTCAGAGTTAAATCAATCCTAGGATGGACTTCTACTCCGATCAGAATCTTTGATAAGGCAGCTGGTAACGAAAAAGCAGTTGACCTATCGGTTAAGCCTTCTCCTAACGATGGATCGATCATCAACGGAAGAGCTGCTCTAGACCCTGCCACATTGGAGAAGATATACGGCTTCTATGTCTACCCTAACCCGATCACAGAACTTACCAACGGATGGGCTATAGCTGAATTCTACACCGAAGACAAGCAGCCCCTCACCATAGTAGTTGCTAACATGCAGGGACAGATTCTAAAAGCTGAAAAAATAGAAGAGACTGATTTAGGTTTCCAAGTCAAAGGAATCTATATGGGTGACCTACCCAGAGGAACTTACTTCGTAAGAATGGTTATGAACGATAGAGATAAAGTTTACAAAATAATTAAATACTAAAATGTCATGAGTGAAGAGCAAGAAGGCGGAATGTCCGGAGTAAAGAAAACAATCCTAGGAGTCCTAGGAACAGCCGTTACCGGGATAGGTATCTGGGCTTCCACCCAGGTCAATACCATCCTAGGTATAGAAGATGAAGGAGCAGCTACTGAACAGGTAGCTCCTGTAGAGCAGTCTAACAATCAGAGCGTTAACGTCTCCGGTCCTGCTATTACTATTAATGTACCTGATCAGCAGCCTGCCAGAACCAATACTGTCATCAGAGAGACTGTTAGAGAGGTACCTGCTGCCCAGCCAGCTCCAGCTGCAGCTCCTGCAGAAGAGAAGAAAGAAACTCCTCAAGAGAGAATGGCTCGTCTTAAACAGAAGAAGGCTGACCAGGCCGGCGGTACGGAATGAGAACTAGGAAGGACGAAATCCTTGAGAGCATTTTTGCTCCCGCAGGAATACTACTTGTAATCGCATCCTTGATGTTTGTCGGGACTATGGCTACGTCTTGCAAATCCTCGATTGGGGTGCAGCAGTACCAGGCCGAGTTTGAGAAAGCAGAACCTTTAAACTCTCTGCCAGCTTTTGCAGGTGAGAGACAGATCGTTCAGCTATCTAAGCTTAATGTCAATAAGGAGTTATGGGATATGTTTCCTGAGCTTAGAGACAAGAGAGTAGGGATGGGAGTATCAAATAGAATAATTGAGAACTTCGAACAGACAGGTCGCTTTAGCTACGCCGAAGAGAAAGAAGCAATACAGACTCAGATGCTAGATGCGTGGGAGACTGAATTAAATGGACTTAGCGATGGTAAAACTAAGCTTTCAATGGAAGGTATAGCTTTGCCGAAATACATCGTCTATGCTGAAATTTATGACTTCTCTGTATCTTATGCCGAAACATACGATAAGGGAAAGACTAATAAGACTAACACCACCATCGTTGGTATTCAGATCAGGATGGTGAACGTTGATAACTCCCAGTACATAGTTGCTTCAGGCCAAGGAACTTCAACTCAGGTAGGAGAAGGATTCTTTAAGAACCCTCAGATGGGCTTTGACGGTTCAACAGTAGGTGTTGCTACACAACGTGCGCTAGAGGTTGCGACAGTAAACCTTGTCAAGCGGATGGAAACTTATGGATGGTAGATGGAGAATAGTCTTAATTTTTCTTCTTACAGGGTTTAAAGGGTTTAGTCAGTATATTTACAACTACACCGACCCGTGTACGGGGACGTTAAACTCTATTACTATCTCACAGCCCTCCGGGTCGGTGACTCTTTTTTATGCCGGGCAATATCAGACCTTCACAGCTACCCAGTTACAGTCTGGAGCCTTCGAGTTATGGGTACAGGGCATTAATGCAGCTGCTCCTGTTGGAAGCAACCCCTGCGCTGGAAATGGGGGTTCTATCGCAACTGGATCAAATGCTGCTATTGGAACTAATACGGTCAATAACGTATCAGGCATAGTCGGTATTGCAGCCAACATTGGCGGGAGTATAGGATCTTCCTCTATCCCGGGTGGAGGCATGGCCGGAAGCGGTAACTCTAATTCTAATTCAAATGACAATGGTACGAATTCTTCTGGTAGCGGTTCTAGTGGTTCTGGGAATGGTGGTGGTGGTGCTGGGACTGGCTCCGGTGGTTCCGGATCAGGCTCTACAGGTAGCGGAGGGAGCACTGGGGGGAGTGGCGGTAGCGGTAGTACTGGTGGCGGTGGCTCTAGCTCGGGTTCTGGGGGAGGTTCCGGAGGAGGTTCAGGAACTGGAGGCTCTGGTTCTTCAGGCGGCTCAGGCTCAGGCGGTTCGGGATCGGGTGGTTCAGGATCAGGTCAACCTTCCTCCGGTCAGGGTGAAGGCGGCGGAGGATCTATTCCATCTTCGGGCGGAGGCGGCTCAACAGAAGGCGGTGGTGCAGATGCAGGAGCAGTCGGAGGCCAGGAAAATACAACCTCAGCATCGGGTGGTGAATCCGAAAGTTCATCCAGTGGTGGTGGAGGCGGTAAAGGAGGTGGCGGTGGCCAAAAACAAAAAAGCAGGCAAGAAAAAGTAGGCAGAGGAGCTCTCATAGGTTCCGGTGACTTTGTCGCTATCAGGAACTCCGGCAACATCAGGGACACAGGTCAAGATAATTTTAGGTTCAACTCCTCTATCACCCATGTCAATACCAAGCAAAACTTTATCAAAGGAGTTAATCTGAATTACACTACCGGTGAGAATGTCCTGAATACTACTCTATACGGTTCTTACAAACATAAAGGGTTTATGGGGGTATTCTCTAATTCGGTGATGAGTAACTTTAAGACCGATTGGTTCAATACAGTCACTGCTCTAACAGCTCAAAAGGCAGGTCCTGTAACGATGATGGCAGGGACTAACTTTACGGCCGGGCAGCTGGGGAAGAGCTGGTTCCAGAACTGGTCTTTGATCGGAGGAGGGTTCACTAACTTTAAAGGAGGTAGGACGGTAAGCGGGAACTTAATGATGCTGGGGGTTTACTCTCCTTACATCTTTTACTACCAAGGCCAGTGGTACAGTTCAGGGATGCTGCTGGTACCTCTTGCTAACATAGACTTTAAACTAACAGATAAATTTAAATGGAGTATATCTTTCTCTGGTGCCTATCAGTGGAATGCAGAAATACTTAACTACCAGATATCAACAGGAACAAAAATGTTATTATGAAAAACTTAGTACTACTAGCTCTACTACCTTTAAACATATTAGCTCAGACTTCCGAGAATACTCAGACTATATCCGATGTTACTTCAATACAGTATATTGATTTTGACAACGATGTTATGAGTAGCTCCAACGTATCGGTTGGGTACCTAGGTGATATGAGGATATTGAGTTACAACCTAACCTATGAATGGGGTAAAGAGAATGTAACAAATGGAATATTTGCATCCAATACTCCTTTCTTCAAGTACACCAAAGTAGGGTACAGTCATAGTAGGTCTAAAACTCTTAAGAATATAGATAGAACAACCTCATACGGAATGACGGTATCAGCATTTGCCGATCATTCGGCTGTAGCAATAAGCCCTTATTTTAATCAGATTTACGAGTTTAGAAATAATACCAAACTTGGATACACTCTCTTTATCAGAGACAATACTCACGATGATTTTTATTTGTTTGAGCAATTTTATCCTGCTGCATCCTATACAAAATACAGTGGGATGCTCATAGCAATGAAAGAATTTGAATATAAGAGATTTGTATTAGGACCCGAATTATTCTTACTATCTTCTATAAGAACACACTATTTTAATTTAGATGACTTTGAAGGCGCATTAGATATTTGGTACTGGGATAATTTCAACCTTAGTGCATACTACGGCTCTTCAGTAAAATATAAACTGACTGACAAATTTATGTTCGGGACTAAACTTAGAAGCTGCTACACCTACTCTCCTTCAGATAAAACTATTGGGTTTCGTAAGGCAACTCCCTATATACTTTCAATAGGTTGTAATTATGATTTTTAAATTGAAAATACTACTCCTACTGATTCTACCTCTATCTCTGATAGGGCAAACATTTACCCACTCAGGTACTATCAGAACTGATGCAGGAGCCGGAATACCAGGAGTAACAGTCAAACTTTACAAGAGAGTTACACCTACTATTACAGGATTTACAAATCAGCAGAATTACAACGGCCACTCCTACTATAGGTCAACAGGTTCAGCATTTTGGTTAACAGCCAAAGCTGCTTGTGAGAATATGGGTGGACACCTAGTAACAGTAACTTCGGCAGCTGAAAATAGCTTTATTTTTAATCTATGGCCATCCGGCTGGATTGGACTAACAGACGAAGTAACGGAAGGACAATGGAGATGGGTAACAGGAGAACCTTATTCATATTCTTCTTGGAATCCTGGAGAGCCAAACAACGCAGGTAATGAAGACTACGTTCAGTTTGTTGGTAGTGGTAGATGGAATGACCTACCAAACAACCAGAGTTTACCTTACGTACTAGAGTTTGAATACATAGTTACAACAACAGCCTGGGCTGTGGATGCAACATCAATCACAAATGCTAATGGACAATACTCTTTCAGCCGCCCAACCAATCCTTCAGTGGAATGGTACATTGAAGTAGTAGTGCCTACAGTCTCTTCTAATTTATCTACCGCAGACTTTGATGGACCCGGTGATGTGGTGTTAGGAAAGACAGCATTAAAGCCTTTCCATTACCATAAGTACGATTTGAATAATGACAGCAAGCTCACAGTAGGAGATATTTGTTGGATAGCAGATGTAATAAACGGAGCACCTTTTATAAAAAATACTCTACTCTTTACAAACTCACAATGGACTAGCTTGAACACAGGGACGGCTGATCTCAGAAGCACCATCCCAGGTACCACCGGTGCATTTACCTTCACACCAACCTCAGGAGGAACAAACAACTTCTATTTATTATCATCTGGATATTACAACCAAGCTACCCTCCAATACTAATTTACTATTATGATAAATCCAATCCTTGCCATGTGCTTCTACGTAGCTAGCGTAACTTCGAATGCTAACCTAGCCGGTATCGACAATCAAAAATTTACTTTCGGACTAAGACAGATCACCGAGGACGTTCTCAATGAAAGAGGTAATCCTTTGTGCGACCAAAGCGATAAAAATGCTAGCCCGGTTTACGTTACGGTGACTGAAATTAAAGCACCTACTCAAGGTATCAGAGTAGGACCTTTTGAGTTTAAGCAGAAGAAAACAATCGTTGAAGTAGATATCGCAATAGGTTCGACAGTCCACCACGGAGTAGGTAGAGCTAATACAAACGTTGCTGCTACGCTAATGCAGCTCCAGGATGAGACTCTTGCATTCGAAAGAACAGAATTTTCAGTAGCTGTTAAGAAAGCTATCGTTGACGCCCTAAAGTAGGTCTATTTATATCAAAGGGTTGCCGTAAATTGTTTTCTTAATTAGTTCTACAAGTTTAACTTTTTAAATAAAAATTTATGGCATTTTGGGACATTTTTAAAGATAAAAATGACTTCAACGAGAAGACAATCGTTGGCTTTTTATCATTCTCGGTGATGGCTATCTTCGCAGGAGCAGACATAGTAACAGGTATTTTAGGTAACCAACTGGTAATCAGCGATACAATCTTTAATTCATTTGTAATGATTACGCTAGGTGCATTTGGTATTGCAGAGGCAGGAAAGATTTTCGGAGGAAAGAAAGAAGAGAATAACGATTAAAAATTAGATTATGAGCTTAAAAAGTTTACAAGAGAAGATGGGTATAGCTGCTGACGGCGCTTTTGGTCCCGGAACAATGAAGAAAGCAATGGAGTTTTATAAGTTGACTCCAGTGAGAGCAGCTCACTTCTTCGCTCAAACAGCCCACGAAACAGGAGGCTTCAAAGCATTTTCAGAGAACCTAAACTACTCCGCCCAAGGCCTGCAAGGTATCTTCGGCAAGTACTTCCCCGGTAACCTCGAAGAGTCTTACGCCCGCCAGCCTGAAAAGATTGCAAACCGAGTCTACGCCGACAGGATGGGCAACGGAGCTGAAGCATCAGGAGATGGATACAAGTTCAGAGGCAGAGGAGCTCTTCAGTTGACTGGTAAAGCCAACTACGAAGCATTTGCAAAGTACTTAGGCAATGACGAGGTCTTGACTAACCCTGATACGGTTGCAACTAAGTATGCTTTCGAATCAGCTATGTTTTTCTTTGAAAGAAATAAGCTATGGACTATCTGTGATAAGGGCATCAACGATGCAGCTATCCTAGAGCTCACCAAGCGCATCAACGGCGGTACTCACGGACTTGAAGACAGAAATGCCAAGACCAAGAAGTACTTCGAGTACGTAAAGTAATGAAACAAACTGCCATCTTTCTTTCCATCACCACTTCTCTTTCATTCGGCTGCTCTTATTTTCTAGAGCTGACAATGGGTAATTTTGAGCAGTATCTTGCTCTGATTGCTGTAGTGTTTGTGGATGGGTTCTTCGGAATTATAGCCGGGATCAAGAGAGAGGGCTTCAAGACCTTTAAGGCTGTGAAGGTGCTGCAGAGAGCAATAACTTGGGTGGTGCTGCTGACTGTCATACTGATGGTAGAGAAAGGATTTGCAGGTACCAGTTGGTTATCTGAAACCATTATCGTACCTTTCATACTTCTACAGCTTATAAGTGCTCTTAAGAATGCTTCGATGTCAGGCTACATTCAGATAGGGGATCTAAATAAGATCTTAGATCGAATAGATCCTCACAAAGGAGAAAGAAAAGAATAAAAGATAAGGCCCTTACGGGCTTTTTCTATTTATAATATATGCAGAAGTTAAAGCCATACCTCTTCCCAATACTTGTAGGACTATCAGCACTATCAGTCTCTGCATCCGCTGCATTTTATTCTGTTAGTGGATTAACTAAGTTATTTGCTGGCGCCGCTCTAGAAGTAGCAATCATGGCCGGCTCTCTCGAAGTAGCTAAACTAGTAACAGCTTCTTTATTATACCAGTATTGGGATAAATTAAATAAAGGGCTGCGAACATACCTTGCAGTTGCTACTGTAGTGCTTATTATTATAACTTCTATGGGCATCTACGGCTTCTTATCAGCCGCTTATCAAGAAACAGCTAACAAAGCCAGCAATATTGACGCTAAAATTGCCCTTATAGAGACAAAGAGGGATAACATAAAGGAGCAGCTAGCAGTATATGCCTCTGAAAAAGAGTCTATCAACAGAGCGGTGAGTGATTTAAGAGCAGGACTAGCTAACAATGTTATACGATATAAGGATAAAGACGGGAACCTTATTACTACTACATCTTCTGCTACTAGAACAGCTTTAGAAAAACAGTTAGACCAGGCTATAGGGAGACAAGCTGCAATTAACGCTAAGGTAGATAAGTTTAACGATCAACTTTTTACATATGAAACTGATATAGTAAGTACTAATACCGGTAATGAGACAGCCGGGGAGCTAGGCCCATTAAAGTATCTATCAGGATTAACAGGAGTACCGATGGATAAGATTATAAATGCTTTGCTTTTAATTATAATTTTTGTATTTGATCCCCTAGCAATTTCACTAGTAGTAGCAGCTAATTTTGCATTTACCCAGATTAAATTAAAGATTAAAGAAGAGGAGGAAGTACCTGAAAGTCTTCCTATATTAGAAGGAGAAAGTATTCAAGAACTACACCAAGAAGACCTAGCTATAGAACAGCCACCAGCTGCCCCTTCTAAAACATACTCAGGAGACAGTTATCAAAAATTAGCTCGACAACCCGGTCACTATTACAAAGACATGAAAATTGAGAAAGTAGTAAATAAGGCTGGACGTACTTGGGATATTGTTGTAGGAGATAAGAGATACAAGATAGATAAAAGAGATATAGAAATAGTAAGTAGGCTCAAAGAATAGTTGAACTTCTAAGCAAAAGTTCGTATATTAAGGTTATGAATGATAAGAAAGTTACTGCTCAAGCGAGCGCCGTTGAGATTCTAAAGAAAGAATACCCGACCATCTATAACGGATATACTCAGATCCAGCAAGAGCAACTAGAACTCTTTGCTAAGAAGCACCTTGATTACGGGATGCATAACATCACTGCAGGCACCCAGCTCGCTACTGAAGATGAGATTGGCTTTGCTCTGACCGGGCTCTGGTATCGGATCTCCGATAAAGTAAGCCGATGGAAGAATCTGCTTATTAATCGACGAAGTGTTCAGAACGAATCCTTGATGGATACTTACCAGGACCTGGCTAACTACGGCATCATAGCTCAGTTAGTAGCTAGGGGGATGTGGAAGAAGTAAGATGGCAAAAAAGAAACTTCCTAAGGAGGTAAGCCTGGTTCGTGAATATGAAGTAGAGAAGTACGACACGAAGGAGAATAAAAACATCTCCTACAGTCAATACTCAATCTACAGTACGTGTCCACATCAGTGGTACCTTTCGTATCCGAAAAAGCTAGCACCTTATACTCCTAGCATCCATACTGTCTTCGGGACTGCACTTCATGAGACAGTCCAGAACTGGCTTGATGTACTTTTTAATGAGTCCGTGAAAGCTTCTAATGAGATCGATCTACCGGCCTATCTTATGGACCGGTTAAAGAAGACTTACAAGAAGGAGAGGTTTAGTAACGGAAACAAAGACTTCACCACTCCAGCTCAGCTCCAGGAATTCCACAACGACGGAATAGCGATACTAGACTACCTAAAAAAGAAACGAGCTATCTACTTTAGCACCAAGGGCACATACTTAGTAGGGGTAGAGATTCCGCTTATCCAGAAGCTTAAACCCGGGCTATACTTCAAAGCCTACCTGGACTTAGTCTTCTTTAACGAAGTTACAGGAAAGTATTTGATATTAGATATCAAGACTTCGACCAAGGGATGGAGTGACTATGAGAAGAAAAGCGATACTAAGATCTCTCAGATTCTATTCTATAAAGAATTCTTCGCCCAGCAGTTCGGTACTGATGTAGATAGCATCAACGTAGAATTTTTTATCGTTAGAAGGAAAATATTTGAAGGAGGGGAGTTCGTACCTAAGAGGGTGCAGCAATTCCGACCTGCTTCAGGAAAGATCAAAAGAGGACAGGTGATGTCTGGTTTGAATAGGTTTGTGGAGGAAGCCTTTAATAACTCCGGTGAATATATAGAAAAAGATTTTACTAAGAACGCATCAAAGAACAACTGTAGATTCTGTCCATTTAACAAAAGCCCTCTCTGCAATGCAGCTATTCTGTAGCCACAGCCTATTTATATATGTATATATAAAACAAAGGCTATGGACAACAAAAAGCTGACAAGCGTCAAAGTAGAGCAGCAGTTATTCGATGAGTTTAAAGTTCAATGCGTACGCTATAAATTTTCATTCCAAAAGTTGGCAGATAGAGCGATCTTTTTCTATCTTACGGATGATACGTTTAGAAACAAAGTACATAATCAGAACGATTTAAACATAAAATAATGCAAGACAAATTTGGTTATATTGAGCAGAAAAATCGAAAGAAGATTCTTCTGCTATGTGATGATATAAGGCTGCACTCCGGAGTCGCTACTATGGCGAGAGAGATTGTAGTAGGTACCTCCCACCACTTTAACTGGGTGAATCTAGGAGGGGCGATGAAGCACCCTGACGAGAAGAAAGCTTTCGACCTCTCTGAAGATGTAAACAAACAGAATGGAATTCAGGATGCTAGTGTTAAGCTTTATGCAACATCCGGTTACGGGACAGCTGACATAGTCAGGGAACTTATCAGGACTGAGAAGCCAGATGCAATACTGCACTTCACCGATCCCAGGTACTGGACTTGGTTGTATGATATCGAAAGAGAGATCAGGCAACAAATTCCTTTGCTGTACTTGAATATCTGGGACGATTATCCGGCTCCGCTATACAATAAGGCTTACTACGAGTGCTGTGACTTGCTGATGGGAATCTCTAAGCAGACTACCAACATTAATAAGCTTGTATTAGAAGAAGCTGCTGGTAAGAAAATTATTGAATATGTTCCTCACGGCATCAATCAAAAGTATTTCTTTCCTATCACTCCTGAGTATAAGAACTTTGACAAGTATCAGGAGTTTAGAAAGACTATCTTTGAAGGCAAAGAGATCGACTATGTAGTGTTCTGGAACTCTAGAAATATTAGACGTAAGTCACCCGGTGATGTTATATTAGCCTACCGAAACTTCTGCGATAAGATTGGTGTTGAGAAAGCTAAGAAGTGTGCTCTGATAATGCATACCCAGCCCGTGGACGAAAATGGAACTGATCTATATGCCGTAAGAGAGGCTGTATGCGACTCATCATACGTGAATGTATTCTTCTCTCAGGAAAGACTCGGTACCGAATCAATGAACTGGCTTTATAATCTAGCCGACGTCACTGTGCTGATCTCTTCTAACGAAGGTTGGGGTTTAAGTCTGACTGAATCTATGATGGCCGGGACTATGATCATCGGTAATGTTACCGGTGGGATGCAAGATCAGATGAGGTTTGTTGATCACAAAGGTGAATGGTATACTCCTTCATTTGAAGTACCTTCCAACCATATGGGGACTTATAAGGAGCATGGTGAGTGGGTAGTACCAGTCTTCCCTTCTAACATTTCACTAGTAGGTTCAGTTCCGACTCCCTACATCTTCGATGATAGATGTGACTTTAGAGATGTAACGGATGCTATCCTCAAGGTCTATGAGATGTCAAGCCAGGAGAGGCAGAGCAGAGGAGCAGCCGGCCGAGAGTGGGCTCTATCAGAAGAATCAATGATGTCAGCTGATAACATGGGTAGAAATATTATTAAGTATATTGATAGGACTTTTCAGGAGTTTACTCCTCGTACCAGCTACGATATCATTAAGGTAAAGGATGTAGAAAAAAAATATGTTAAACACCCAATAGTCTACTAATGGATAAAATTTCAGTTATAGTTAGCTGCCCGATCGATACTTACAGCGGTTACGGTGGGCGGTCAAGAGATCTCGTTAAGGCTCTTCTTAAGTCAGGTAAGTACGATGTTAAGATTTTAGGTCAGCGCTGGGGCAGTACTCGATTCGGATATCTCAAAGAGCATTCCGAGCATGAGCTCGCTTCCCTTATAGTACCTTCGATTACAAGGAAACCTAACCTTTGGATTCAGATTACAGTACCTAACGAATTCCAGGTAGTAGGAGATTATAATATCGGTATCACAGCCGGTATTGAAACCACTGTTTGTGATCCTAGTTGGATTGAAGGTTTGAATAGGATGGACCTTAACTTGGTGTCATCTGAGCATTCTAAAGAAACCTTTCAACGGTCTCAGTTTAACATTGAAGAGAACGGCAAAGTCAAAGGACAGGTGAAGTTACAAAAACCTGTTGAGGTATTATTTGAAGGAGCTGATCTCACTAAGTACCTCCCGACCACTTCAAAGTTTAACCTCGAAAGCATTCAGGAAGAGTTCGCCTACCTATTTGTAGGACATTGGCTACAAGGTAACGTAGGTCAAGACAGAAAGAATGTAGGGTATATGGTTAAAATTTTCTTAGAAGTATTTAAGAATAAAAAAAAGCAACCTGCTCTAATTTTAAAGACTCAGTCAGCTAATGCCTCTATCCTTGATAGGGATCAGCTGCTGCAAAAAATTGATGCTATAAGAAAGACCGTTAAAGGTTCACTACCTAACATCTATATAATCCACGGGGAGATGTCCGATCAGGAGATTAACCATCTCTACAATCACCCTAAAGTAAAAGCAATGATTAGCTTCACAAAGGGAGAAGGCTTCGGAAGACCTCTACTAGAGTTCAGTTTAATTAACAAACCTATTATTGCCTGCAACTGGTCCGGTCATGTTGACTTCCTGGATAAGGAATTTTGCTATCTAGTCAACGGAACCTTAACCAATGTTGATAAGAGCGCTGCAGTAGATAAGATGCTTTTAAAAGAATCTCAATGGTTTACCCCTAACGATTCTGAAGCAGCTACCGCTCTCCGACTTGTCTTTGAAGACTATAAAAAGTACGCAGAGCTGGCTAAAAGACAGGGTTATAAGTCTCGTACAAGCTTTAGCTGGGAGAAGATGGCAGAGCAATTAGATACAATTCTAACAGCTAATCTCCCCACCTTCACCAAGCAGGTAGAGCTCAAGCTTCCTACTTTGAATCTTCCTAAACTGCAGAAAGTAGATGAACTGCCAGAACTTAAACTACCTAAACTAAAAAAAATAAATGGATAAGTTAACCGATTGCAAGAGATGTGGCTCCAATGCCTGCTACGAACAGCACGTCACCGACAAGCTAACGACGTGGCTTTGTATGGGGTGCGGGTTCACAACCTCAACAGTTATGACTGAAGGCAGTCAAGCTACTACGAATGCTTTAGAATCTTCTCCAGAGCTCTACAAAGACCTCCTTCATAAAGACCAGGACGGGAACATCTGGATGCCTGCTACGGTGACATTGCCGGGTAGAGGGATGGTTTTCATAGACGGAACTACTAAGGAGAACTGGGTATGGACTGCTGTTAAAGCTATTGAGATTCTAAAAGAGGAACAGCACAAGTACCCTGAAGGTCAGACCCATAAAATGGATATGAAAGGAGCCCGGAACTTCAAGCAAAGAGACTTTATGGATGCTCTAGAGGTAATTGAGTTTTACGCAATGTAATGAAAATTAGTTATGCTGTAACGGTTTGTAATGAGCTTGTAGAGATACAGCGGCTACTCCCTTACCTGATTGAAAATAAGAGGAAAGAAGATGAGATAGTTATCTTCTATGATTCCAATAATGGAAGTAAGTCAGTTGATGAGTACTTAAGAAGCTTATCTTCTAATACCTTTGCTCCATTCCGCTCTATACATTACCACTTCGATGGGCATTTTGCTAATATGAAGAACGCTTTGACGGAAGCCTGTCTAGGAGATTACATATTTCAGATCGATGCTGACGAAGTACCTAACCTACACTTACTTCAATACCTCCCCACCCTACTAGAGGCTAATGAAATAGAAGTACTAAGGGTACCTAGAGTCAATACAGTTCATGGACTAACTTCGGAACATACCCGGAAGTGGGGATGGACTGTTGACAATCACGGAAGGGTTAACTGGCCCGACCTCCAATGGAGGATCTATGCCAACAATGGAAAGATTAAATGGAAAAATAAAGTCCATGAAGTGTTGGAAGGATACCAAACTTACGCTATATTGCCTTTAGAGGTGGAGTATAGTCTGAGTCACCACAAGTATATTGATAGGCAGGAGCGACAAAACGAATTTTACAGTACGTTATGAAAAAAATTTGGTATGCTCCGTATAAGTTTGAATCTTACGGAGAAGAAGAGATTAAAGCAGTAGAAGAATCTCTCCGTTCAGGATGGCTAGGAGGACAAGGTCCTAAGTCGGGTGAATTTGAAGAAAAGATTGCTGCCCGCTTTGGTAAGAAGTACGGTTTATTTGTTAACTCCGGGTCATCTGCCTGTTTATTAGCTATTGCAGCTTTAAATCTACCTAAGGGAAGTAAGATTATTACACCTGCTTGTACATTCTCAACTACTCTAGCTCCTATCCTACAGCTAGGATACAGGCCGGTATTTGTAGATGTGAGCTTAAGTGATTATGTTGCTAATCTCGATCAAGTAGTAGCAGCTATTACTCCGGATGTAAAAGCAATTATGCTACCAAACCTCATTGGTAACAAGCCTGATTGGAAGCGTCTTAGGCAAGAAATTAGACTACTAGGTAGAGCCGATATATACCTAATCGAAGACTCAGCTGATACAATCACAGAGACTCTAGAGTCTGATATTGCTACTACTAGCTTCTATGCCTCACACGTTATTACAGCCGGCGGAGTAGGCGGCATGGTTATGTTTAACGATAAGAAACACGTTACGTTAGCCCTTCAGTACAGAGACTGGGGCCGCCTAGGAGACGATTCTGAAATTATGGACGACCGCTTTAACCACATTGTGGACGGTATTCCTTACGATCACAAGTTTCTATATTCGGTACTGGGCTATCATATGAAGGCAAGTGAAATGAATGCTGCTTTCGGACTAGTTCAATTAAGCCGTTTTAAAAAGTTCGCACAAATTCGTAGAGCAAATATCGAACGATACATTGAGAACCTCTATGGGGTAGGAGACCTAATCCTTCCAGATGATTCAATTAAACCAAACTGGCTTGCTCTTCCTCTGCAAACTGAACGTCGTTTTGAACTACTTACATTCTTAGAAAATAATAACATTCAGACCCGTGTAACGTTTGCTGGTAATGTAACCCGTCACCCAGCCTATAGAGAGTTCTTACAGGATTTCGAAAACGCAGATACTATTATGAAAAATGGTTTCTTGTTAGGAGCACACCACGGAATGACTATCGAGGATGTAGATTACGTCTGCGATAAGATTAAAGATTTTTTTAACCGGTGAAAGTAGTTATTCTCGGTAACGGCTTACTAGGCACAGAGCTTGTAAAGCAATCAAGATGGGATATTATTTCTCGTAAAGAAGATGGCTTTGATATTACAAATCCCTCTACATTCGACCTCTTGCTAGAATGTACAGAAGATCTGCATTTAGGAAAAGCTATATGTAAAGCTAGGTATGACACAGTTATTAACTGTATAGCATTTACAGACACCTACTCTGAAGATAAAAGTAAGCACTGGGGTGTAAACTACAGAGGAGTAGCTGACCTCGTTAAATTTTGCAATACCTGGGATATAAAACTGGTGCACATTTCTACTGATTATGTATACGCTAACTCTATCGGGATACCTTCCGAAGAAGACGTACCAGTGCATCAGGCAACGCATTACGCACATACTAAATTGCTAGCGGATGGGTATGTAGAGTTAAAAGCTATTCACTATTTGATTATCAGAGCCACTCACAAATCCTATCCTTTTCCTTATAAAGGAGCTTGGATAGATCAGCTAGGGAACTTTGACTACGTAAATGTTATAGCAGCTGGAATTATTAAGAGTATTGAAAAGCAGGTAGAGGGGGTCTTAAATATAGGAACAGAGTTTAAAAGTATGTTTAACCTGGCCCGAAGAACCAACCCTACTGTAACTCCTATACGAATCAAAGATATAAAAATACCTCTGAACACGCAGATGGATGTAAGCAAGTTTAATAGTTTATGAAACTTCATATAGCACTACCTAAAATTAGGACTAATCCTAGGCAAGAATTTAAATGTCCAGACAAACCAGTCTCTCAGCTTAAATATAATAACCTAGACTTTCAAATATATTTTGTCGCAAATGTACCTGATCCCGAGTTTAGTAGCTATTCTACTACCTTAAACAAGATACAGGAGAGTATTTTAAATCTTGAATTTAGTATTTTAAGCGAAACTTTATGATAAAGATCAGGCTAGTGCAACCAGATCTGCATCGGAATGAGATTGCTTTCCGGCCGTATTGGAGAGCTAGAGAAGTATTCAAGCAAGTAGGTATAGAATTTATTACCGAAGATGCTTCTTATGATTTTGCTTTTATTGCACAGGCAAGTTTTATTGATAAGCAAGTTTCCTTATCTGAATCAATTGAAAAAGGAATAGAATTTGTTTCTAAATTTGGTAAGGATGTATTGTTGCTAGACGGACAAGATTCTCATTCCCTGATAGGTACTGCAGAGATCCTGAAAGGCACAGACGTTAGAGTTATGTTTAAGAATACTTTGCTAAAAGACCTCTCCCAATACAAGCAAGGATGGGTTAACGGCAGAACCTACTGGGGTAATGGGGACTACTCAGTACCTTACATTGATGATATTAGAGATAGGATAAAGCTGAGCGGTACAAACTGGCTTTCAACTATAACTCCTACCTGGTATAAGTACGACAGTAATAAGCCTTTTGATGTATCGTGTATGTTTAGCTGGGGGGATAATTCAAATTACGAGTACGGTAATCTTACCTCTCCCCATTATGACAATCACCGCAAAGAACTTTTAAAGAAGTTAGAAAACACTTCTTACAAGGTTACAAAAAGAGAAAAAGGAGTAAGAATTCCTCAAGATCAATTCTATCAGAATATGTACAACTCTAAAATTGTTACAGCTCCTATCGGGTACGGGGAGATAGCAGTTAGAGATATTGAAGCAGCTAGCTTTGGCAGTGTATTGCTAAAGCCGGATATGTCTCATTTAGATTCATATCCTTTTATCTATAAGGATAAAGAAACATACATTGCATGTAAGTATGATTGGTCTGACGTACTAGAAAAGATAGACTATATTCTGACTAATTACAACGAACTGCAGCCTTACCTGACTGAGAATATTAAAAATGAATACACCCAGCAGTACTCCAACGAAAGCTTAGTTAAGTATTTTTATAATCAACTATTAACAGTACAAGGAATTGGACATGAGAATAACTAACATAGATACTTTAAGCGCCTACCTTGATAGGCTTATTACTGAAAGCATTAAGTTATATTTTTTTAATAAAGATGGCCTAGCTGATAAAGTAGCTCATCAAAGAGAATTAATTGACGAAATAAAACTTAAAATTTCGGAACTATTAGTTGAATCCACAGAAAGTAACTCGTATATTTATTTAGAAGAGCATCGAACTTTTGATGAGAATTCTATTGTTGAACAGCTTGAAGAGCTTATTCAAAATGATATTAATATAGGAGAAGCAGATAGGGCTAGATTAGAAGAAACAAAAAAAGCTGAACCTAGTTTGGAAAGAATGATAGTTAACGAAAAAAGACTTCGTAAAGCTAACGAAGGTAGAGCAGCTAACAAGAACGAAATAGATAGAACTTTTAAAAGTATAGTTGAGAAATGAATAAGACTGTTTTAATTACAGGGGTTGCTGGCTTGTTAGGATCTAGATTAGCAGACTGGATTATAAAGAACAAACCAGGTTACAGAGTAATAGGAATCGATGACTTGAGCGGAGGCTATAAGGAGAACATCCACCCAGATGTAACTTTCTGGCAAATGGATCTGGTTGATCATCCTATCGAAAATTGTTTTGAAGCTCATAAGCCTGATTACGTATTTCACTTTGCAGCCTATGCTGCAGAGGGACTGTCTCCTTTTATACGCACATACAACTACAAGAACAATCTAGTAGCTACAGCTCGGATTGTTAATGAATGCATCAAGCATGATGTAGAAAGGCTGGTGTTTACCTCTACCATGGCCGTTTACGGATTTGGAGAGGGAGGTATTTTTCATGAGGATATGAAGCGCTCTCCAATCGATCCTTACGGAGTAGCTAAATCAGCTTGTGAGCATGATATTGAAATCGCCAACCAGCAGCACGGACTTGACTACTGCATTATCAGACCTCATAACGTCTACGGCGCTAATCAAAACATCTGGGACAAGTACCGCAACGTTCTTGGGATTTGGATGTACTATCATATGGAAGGTCAGCCGGTAACTATTTTTGGAGACGGTACTCAAAAGAGAGCATTTAGCTACATCGATGATTCTTTAGAACCTCTATGGAATGCTGCAGTACGCCCTGAAGCTTCCAAGCAGATTATTAACCTAGGAGGTATTCAAGAGTATTCTATCAACGAAGCAGCTGATATTCTAACTGAAGTTGTTGGAGGTGCTGAAAGAGTTTATTTAGAGAAACGCCACGAGGTACATTACGCTATCCCAACCTACGACAAGTCTATCGAGCTACTAGGATTCCAGCACAAAACAGATCTTAAAGAAGGTTTGACTAAGATGTGGGAATGGGCTCAGCACCAACCTAAACGAGAGAGATTTGTTTGGGAGAATTACGAAATAGAAAAAGGAATTTATTCGTTCTGGAAAAAATAAACATGAAGCGGATTGTTATAATTCCTTGCTTTGGTGAAGGGCACTTTACTGCCTTACAGATTGAAAATCTTGTAAACACTATAAAGCCTACTCACATTATTTACAATGAAGGACTATTCCCAAAAGGACCTGAAAATAAAGGAGGAGTAGATGAAAGCTTTCGTAAAGAGTTCTGTTTCGAGGATACTAACCTAGCCTGGGATACGCAAGTAGTACAAGCAGCTGTAAAAGAAGCTCAAATAAAGTACCCCGAGATACAAATTACCTGGAATGCAGTAGACTACTCAGCCATAGATGCTAACGACTGCTACGTACATTCAGTTAGTAACTTTGAAGAATTAGGTGTAGTTGTACAAGAAGGAGATTTGATATTTCCTCTCGAAGGAGATGTATTCTTTCACAAAAATGATACCGACTTACTAGAAGAACTTATCTCCAATTTAAATCCTGATGAAGGTCTTCAAGCTCCGTACTTAGACTTTATGGAGAATCAATACTACATAGAGGCAGAAAGTTTAGATCCTTCCCGCATTCATAAAAGAAGAATTGTTATTAAGTTTGGAACCTGGGAATACTACAGAGAGGTTGTAAAGAACTTCACAAGTCAGAAATACCCTCAGCTAACAATCTTTCCAAGATACGTATTTCACTATGCCTGGTGGAGACCCGGTAAGTATAAAGATCTTAGATTTAGACAACTCATACGCCCAGAAGCTTACAGAAATGCTTTTAAGTCTGCATTAGAGCAGGCTAAGCATAACAACCAGGACAATATTATTATCAGGCCGGATAGATTAGAAGCTGATCCTCTACGTTATATAACTCGAATTAATATAGATCACCCGTTGGAGATCTATACTCATCCTAACTATATTAAAGCATTATGACACTAGCTGAAAACAAATACCAGGAACACTGTGGGAGGTATTCCGATATACATGAACATTTACCTACACTTTATAAGTATGCAGCTGAATGTGATCATGTAACTGAGATGGGAGTTCGTGAAGTAGTATCTACTTGGGCTTTCCTGCATGCAAAACCTTCTCGGTTAGTTTCGTATGACCTATTTACATCTTCAAATATTTCACTAGCCAAGCAAGCTGCAAAAGAAATTGAAGTTGATTTTACTTTTATACAAGCAAACGTATTAGATGTTGTAATAGAAGAGACAGACTTACTTTTTATAGACACCTGGCATAAGTACGGGCAACTATCTCAGGAACTTCCAATGCATTGCAACGCTGTACGTAAGTACATTATACTACACGATACGACAAAGTACGCAACTCAGGATGAAGGTACTTGGGGCCGGTATAGCGATCAAAGGACAGAAGGCAAACAGAAGGCTGGACTCTGGTCAGCTGTTGAAGAGTTCTTAGAAATAAACCCCGAGTGGAGTATTGCTGAAAGATTTACAAACAATAACGGACTTACTGTACTTAAAAGAATATGAGACAACTAGCTGAAGAGATAATTAGGGAGGGTATTACAAAGGTAAGCCTTGAAAGATTCGAAACAATAATTAGGCATTTTGATAAAATTAATGCAGTAGAAGGAGATATTATTGAATGCGGAGTATGGAAAGGTGGAATGGGAGTCTTTCTTTCAAAAATATTCGAAAACAGAACTATCTGGCTTGCCGACAGCTACCAAGGGTTTGAAAACCAAAAAACCAGTACCTACTTTTTTAAAGATGAAAATCACCATGAAGGACCCAGAATGGTTGCACCTCTACAAATAATTCAGGACAGCCTTAAAAAATTTGGCCTTGAAGAAGGTAATCGTATTAAGTTTTTAAAGGGGTTTGTAAAAGATACTTTGCCTGATGCAGGCATAGGTACCATTGCACTACTCAGAGTAGACGTCGATGCCTACTCGGCAACTAGAGATGTATTGGATAACCTGTACGACAAAGTACAAAAAGGAGGTTATATTATTTTTGATGATACTAGCCTCAACGAATCTCGAGCAGCAATAAAAGACTTTATACAAGAACGAGGTATTTCTTTCACTCTACTCCACCCCGAAACTGATAAGGAAGTAAATCTAAATACAGGCTCTCTTCCTTCCGGATGTTACACAATTAAACAATAGTATGAAAACACTAGCAGTTATTTACAACCACAATCTTCCTGATCTAACCGATCAGCTTTTTGAATCTCTAGAAGCACATAGAGATGATTCTTATGACCTAATCATTATAGATAACGGTTCTACACCGGAAGGTAAAAGCAAATACACTACTCACGAGACAGGACAGAATGTTTACTTTGGGGGAGCTTTAAACCTTGCTATGCAATTGTTTTTAGAGAATAAAGAATACGACAGTCTGCTTTCTCTCAATAACGATTTAATTCTACATGGAGGTAACTTTGTTAAATCTCTTCGCAAAGCTATGTTCGAAAAAGATTACAAAATTGTTTCTCCTTGTGTACTACAGCCTCAAAAGAACCAGTGCAAATGGAAGTATGTTCATTGCTGGTCTGCTACCGAAGTACGTGATGTTAAGTGGGTAGACTTTCAAGCACCTTTAATGCATAGAGACTTAGTTGAGAAGATTAGTCAGTTTTCTAATCAGCTGATCTACGGCTGGGGACAGGATGTATACTCAGGTATTGTTTGTGAACAGAACAACTGGAAAGTTGGAGTAGTTGACTGGTGTCCAGTCATACATTACTCAGCTCAGACCTACAAGCAGGAAAAAAGTAACTTATCTCTAAATGAATACTGTATGAATGCAGAAGGAAATATGTTTAAGTTCTTTGAAAATAACGATTTAGTTCGTATATTCAATGAATACAGAACTCTCTCTGCAAATTATACCTATGCGTAACGTTGTCTTCATCACGAATCTAGCCACAAACTACGATACTGTTAACTATTCTCAGTTCTGCTTAAACACCTGGCAGCACTGGTGCAAGCGACACGATGTAGAACTCATCGTATTAGATCAACCTCTAGTAGATCCTACTGAGATGAAAGCTACCTGGCAGAGGTGGTACGTCTTAGATATACTAGAGACAAATAATATTGAGTACGATCAGGTAGCACTGGTGGATATCGATACGATGATTCACTGGGATGCTCCTAACTTCTTTAATGAGACTAAGCATAATCTAGCAGCTTGTGTGGATAATGACAACGTAGGATGGGTATGGCAGAGCTTGAAAGGCTACCAGCACCTCTTCCCAGAAGTCAAATTGGATTGGGTTGATTACTACAATTGCGGATTCGTAGTAATAAACAAGCAGCATAGAGATCTTTGTACTGCTATTACTGACTTCTGGCATAAAAACTCAGAAACTCTAGTATACTTACAGACAACTCTGCGCAAAGGAACAGATCAAACTCCTGTTAATTACCTCACCCGGCAGTCAGAGTACGATGTAACACTATTGAGTAAGAGATGGAATCTAACTCACCTTAACCGGAAAGAACTGCTCAATGATTTTATGTTCGTTGACTGCGGATATGTATGGCATTTTAATGGGTTTGACAAAGAACATCGCCTAAGCTTTATGAGTCAGACCTGGGATAAATACAAGTCAAACTATGGGAACTAAATTTGCTATTGGATGTCTCGTACAATGGTACGAAGTACATATGGTAGAAGAATACTTCAGCACTCTACGCAAATCTATCGATAGCTACTTAGGAGAAGTTTTAGTAGATATTCTAGTATGCGCCAGTCAAGAACTAGAAGTAGCCCAGCAAGGAAAGTTAGATTATTGCTTAGATACGATTAAAGACCTTGCTAGGAAGTATAACTTTAGCAGCAACGTAACACCTGACTTAGTTACTATCGCTCAGTACAGACGAGACTTCAACAACAACTACTGTAACCTAGTTGATATACTTGTATGGGGGGAATCTGATATGTTAGTCCCGCAACAAGCCTTTACGGTATTAGATTACCTACATCAGTCTGTCCCTGATACCCCTAAGTACATTACAACATTTGCTATTTGTAAGATGTGGGATAAGAGCTGGGAACCTCTAGAACACCCAGAGTTTACAGACAAGCCTTTTATCGAAGGAGATAGTGAGAACTGGTGGAATATTCCCTACACGATGACCGAGCAGGAAATGAATAAGTTTAACAATATTGAAGACTTACAGGTAACTTCCATAACCCCTCATAAATTTAATGGATGTGGATTAGCAATATCCTCAGAAATTATTAAAGCAGGAGTTAATATACCCTCTTCTGTCTTCTTTATTCACGAAGATACAGCTTTCATGCATGTGCTTAGTCGGCTGCTTCCTGCAATTCCGCAGTACCATTTTAAGAACTTGCTTGTAGTCCATAATAGAAAGCATCCTAGTAAGAGAAATTACATTGCAGGTGAGCAAGTTTTTGAAGCAAAGGACATAGATAGTAAAAGAAAATCCCACAACTGGTACAAGTTAGCTAACGAATACTGTAGAAGTAATTCAAACAATTTATTTAATCCTAATTATAAATCCTACACCTGGAAAGACGTTTTTAAAAATGCTTAGAATCTACTACAGAATATCAGAAACAGGTTATAACAAAGTTAAACCTTCTTTTATTAACAACGAGAACTGCTTACGAAATTTTGTGAAACATTTCGATCCTAGTACCATAACAGTAATAGCTGACAATATAGGAGAGGAAACTTTTGCAATGATCTCCAAGTATGTACCGGTTGAGAATATACAGAAGCACTCTGTAGGTAACGGAGCAGGTACTTTTAATTTAGCGTTAGATCAAGCTCTTAAATTAGAAGACGACACTACTGTGTATTTTGTAGAGAATGATTACCTACACAGGGCCGGAGCAAGAAAGGTCTTAGAGGAAATATTTCTAGCAGGTGTAAACTACGTGACTCTCTACGATCATCCAGATAAGTACATACTCGCTGAACATGGAGGAAACAAGCTATGCAAAGACGGACCTGAAGTCACTCGAGTATTTGTATCTCAGCACACTCACTGGAAGGTAACTAATTCTACCACTATGACTTTTGCTACTAAGGTCAAGACCTTGAAAGCAGATGAAGATATCCTGCGCAAGTACACAAACGGAATTCACCCAGAGAGTGGAAAGGTAACGGGACATCCCTACGACTTCTCTATGTTTTTGGAATTAAACGCTCGCAAGCGTATATTAATAAGCCCTATACCTGGGTACTCTACTCACGGAGAAACATATTTTATGTCTCCTTTAATAAATTGGCAAAGCGAAGTTGATGATTACCACGTGCATCTCCACTAATAATAACTTAAACTACCTTAAGCTAGCTATTGCTTCTGTAAGGAAGAATGCATACTATAAGGGCCAACCTATTATTGTGCATGCTGAAAACTGCACTGACGGAACGGATGAATGGCTGCAAGCAGAGGCTTTAAGCTTAGGAGTAGAGTATTATATTGATCATAATACTAAACCTAAAGGTATTGGAGGGGGAATGAACTTCTGCGTCGATAAAGCTCAGTCAGAGTTTGTTAACATTATTCATTCTGATATGTGGATAGGCCCTAACCAGGACTTAGAACTGCTTAAGCTATTTGAAAATACTAAGAGTAAATTAATTGCTTCTTCGTTTAGAATACAACCTAAAATCTTCCCAACCGATCCAGACTATAGACCGGGAACAGTATTCTTCCCACCTGAGGCATTTGGGGAGTTTCACTACAATTTTAACTCTGAATTATTTGACCAATTTGCCTCAGAGTTTTCTGAATTAAACAAAGAAGCTGTAGTACGCAAAGGAGGTGGAGCAGGGTTTTTCTGTCGCAAAAAAGACTTTGTTAATATTGGTGGAAACGATCCTATCTTCTCTCCGTCAAGTTGGGAGGATATGGATCTGTTTATCAGAATGCAGGTTGAAGGGTATGAGTTTAAAATGGTTGCTACTTCAGTACTGTACCACTTCTCTGCAAGAGGAAGTCACTTTAAAGAAGATAATTTAAAAGAAAAATCTGATAGGCAAAAATCAGCAGAGTTAGCTAATGTTGCTAAGTTTGGGAACAAGTGGGGACAGCTACCCGAGCATGATGAGCATACTTTTGTGAAACCTATTTATAATAGTGGAGTGAATTCGGTTATGTCTTTTGAAGAAAACTTAAAATATTTTGAAGGTTATGGAAAGTGAAAAGATTTTTATCACTGGCGGAGCAGGATACCTAGGCCGGAATCTTGTTAAGAGGTATTATACTGATAATGAAATAACAGTGTACTCTAGAGACGAGGCAAAGCACTACTATCTTAAAAAAGAGTTCCCAAACATTAATTGTGTCATAGGAGACGTTCGCAACTACGACTTGCTTAAAAGAGCTTCTGCCGGACATACTATTGGGATTTTTGCTGCATCTCTAAAACAGATTGAAGCTGTAGATCAGAATGTAGAAGAAGGAGTACGAGTGATTGTAGATGGAGCTATTAATTCTAGAAGAGTAGCAGAAGAGAATAACTTTAAAGCAGCTTGCTTTATCTCCTCAGATAAATCTAGAGCAGCTACAACCCTATACGGTGCTATGAAGTTTGTAGCAGGAGAAGCTTTTATCGTAAATGCTGAAAAGTCTAACGTTAAGCTTTCCACTGCTATCTACGGTAACGTACTGAACTCAACCGGTTCAATTATCCCTTTGATGTGGGATGCAATCAGAAAAGGTTATAAACTTACTCTATACTCTCCTGAGATGACTCGTTTTATGATCGATATCGAGCAAGCTATTGACCTTATTGAGGCAGGTCTACAAGAAACTGGGTACAATGTCATACCTAATTTAAACGCTTTTAAGGTAAGAGATCTGTTTGAAATTTATGCTGAAAAGTTTGGATTAGAATATAAACTCGGCACACCACGCATCTCTGAAAAGTTGCATGAAATGATGGTTTCAAAGGAGGAGAGGCCAAGAACATTTTTTAATGTAGGTAATAACACCTACTACATGCATTACAAAGATATCTCAGATAGGGAAGTAAGCTGGGAAGAATTTACAAGCGATCAAGTGGTAGTAAGTAAGCAGGAACTTGAAGATATTTTGCAACATAATAATTACTTCCAATGAACGTTCTAATACTAGGGCACAAAGGGATGCTCGGACACATGGTTTGCGAGTACCTTTCTGATAACGGGATCACAGTCACTGTTACCCCCTTCCGTTACTTAACTCCTGATTTTGCCGATGCAGTAACTTCTTTTAAAGGAGAATATATTATTAACTGTATTGGAGCTATCCCTCAACGGACTAAAGACTTTTCTATTAACGAAACTTTACCGCACTGGCTAGATACTTTAGCAAACACTAAAGTTATCCATCCAGGAACAGATTGTGAAATGGATAGCGATGAATATGGAGTTTCTAAAAGAGTAGCTAGAGATTTTCTTATATTGAAAGGAACAAGGACTAAGATACTTAAGACGTCAATAATTGGTCCTGAGCTAGATTCTAAAGTAAGCTTATTGGGATGGTTTTTAAATAGCGAAGGAAGTGTTACCGGCTACAGCAAAGCGATGTGGAGCGGTATTACAACTTTAGAATGGGCTAAACAGTGTTATAGTTTAATGCAAGATTGGGATAGTTACGGGGTAGAAAATATTATTCAAAGTACTTGCCTATCTAAATTTAATTTACTATCTTTAATAAAAGAAGTGTTTAATAAGGATATTGAAATCATACCAAACCCTTTAGTAGAAGTAAATAAATGCCTTGTAGGAGGAATAGAAACGAAATCAATTAAAGAGCAGCTCATCGAGTTAAAAGAGTACTACTATGATAATTGACCTAAACCCAGAGTTTGGCTACGAGCTTGTATGTGCAGCTCCTTATGCCTACTGGCTTAAAGAGCAAGGAGAGTACGTTAAGGTGATAACAAGTAAAGGAATGAAACCTTACTACTGGTTTTGTGACGAAGTAGAAGAAAAATATACTAACAGGTCTGTAGATAATTCTACTAACGGGGTACAGAATTTGCCTAACACCTGGGTACATCATAATGCTCTAGCTATTTTTGGGAAAGACTATAGTCTACTTACTGAACAAGAGCAGCAACAAGCCAACGGATGGTTAGATTACTCTCAATGGGTAGCACCTCCTTATGCTGAGAAGTATTCTAAAAAAGGAGTACCTGCTTTAAGTAACTATGTTATTATCTCAAATAGGTTTAACTTAGAGCACGGGCAGGCACCTATCGGATACTTCGATATAGAGAGCTTGTATACTATGTTCAACATTCTAACCGAAAAAGGTTATAACATTATCTATAAACGACCTCGTAATACAGAGTTTACTACCGATCCTAATGAACTACAGAATAGAGATATCGTAGCCAATGTAGAAGGTCAAGGAGTAATCACCGACTACCAGCTTACAGAGTACTTTGAGAATGTATACCTACTTGATGATATTGTTAATGAGGTAGGGGGTACATATAATGAAGCTCAGTTAGAAATATACTCTAGCGCAGAAGGATTTATATCTATGGGCGGAGGTTCAAGTATACTTTGTAGCTACTTTAATAAACCTGTTATTATTTACGTAAATACTTCTAAAGATATTAGACCGGGCTATTTTGAAGGAGAATCCTATTTTAATAAACTATCTAAAGCAAAGGTATTACCTGTAGTTGATACTTTAGACGAAATAGTTAAAAGAGGTTATCGAGATTATTCTAGGGTATTTGAATTTATTAAAGAAATATTGTAATGAAAGTTCTAGTTACAGGCGGCGCCGGTTTTATAGGAACAAACTTAATCAAAAAGTTATTGAAAGATGGGCATGAAGTTCAATCGTTTGATAACTACTCAACTGGATTAAAATCAAACGAAGTAGAAGGATGTAAGTATTGGAGTGGTAATATTCAAACAATATCTACAATGTATAGTGTTTTTAAAGATTTTGATTTAGTATTTCACATGGCTGCAATTGCAAGAATTGGTCCATCATTTGAAAGACCTAATCAATACATTGATACAAACTTTAATGGAACCTATGAGGTTGTAAAGTTTTGTATTAAAAACAATATACCTTTAATCTACGCAGGTTCTTCATCCAAGCACAGCGGTAAGTTCAAGAACCCTTACACTTTCTCAAAAGACTTAGGTGAAGATATTATAAAGCTATACCAAAAGCACTATGGATTAAAAGCCTCTATTGCCCGCTTTTATAATGTTTACGGACCTCACCAGCTCACAGAAGGCGGGTATACAACTTTAATTGGAAAGTGGATTAGGAGTTGGGAGAATAAAGAAAAGTTCGTAATTTATGGGGATGGAGAACAGAGACGAGACTTTACTCACGTTGATGATATTATTAATGCCCTTATCCTTATCATGTATAAGCAGGCATATGGATACGAATTCGAACTAGGAAGAGGTAAGAACCATTCAGTTAACGAAGTGTTAAAAATGTTTAACCAGATAGCCGACTACCTTCCAGCTCAACCAGGAGAAGCTCTTATAACCTTAAACACCGATCCTACTGCAGCTGAGGTCCTGGGTTGGAACCCATCTCGTAACTTAGAAGATTATTTAAGAAAGATTTTAAATGAAAATTAGTTTTATACAACCTAGCCGGAACAACTTAAAGTACCTTAAGTGGTCCTACCAAGCTATTAGAAAGAATCAAGGCGATCATGAGGTAGAGATCTGTGTAGCAGATGACGCATCTACAGACGGCACCTGGGACTGGTGTATGGAAACAGAAAAGAAAGATCCTAACTTTAAATGGATTCGTAACGAGGGACCTGAAAGGTTAGGTCACACAATTTTATACGACCGTTTAATCAACGAAGTAGCAACAAAGGATATCGCTATGATCTACCATGCCGATATGTACTTATGCCCAGGAGCACTAGATGCTATTGAACAGGAGATTAAACCTCGCACAATTGTCTCTCTTACTAGAATTGAACCCCCTCTACACCCAGACGGCCCAGAGAAGATTTTAAGAGACTTTGGTGTAGAGCCGGAAGAGTTTAAGGAAGAAGCTTTGCTTGCTTTTATTAATTCCCGAGTACCTAATGATAATGTTACCGAAGGCGTGTTTGCCCCCTGGGCATTTTACCGAGAAGACTTCCAAAAGATCGGAGGACATGACCCTCTCTACGCACCTCAATCAAAAGAAGATTCAGATATCTTTAACCGGTTCCTCCTTGATGGAATAACATTTGTACAGACTTGGCACGGATGTGTTTACCACATGACCTGCAGAGGGAGTAGACGTAATACGGCTGATAAAGCTAAGAACATCTACGAAGATAGTCCGGAGTGGCTAGCACAGAATCAAAGAAGTTCTCGAAACTTTATACGCAAATGGGGCCACTTTGTTAAACACGATGCTTTAATGAAACCTATCGTATACCCTAAATACGATATTGGGATTAAAGTTACAGGATGTAACAGCGAGCTATTGGAGTTATTAGAGCCATGGTGTTCAACTATTCTAATCGATGATGAGATGCAAGTGCTAACCTCGCACTATTTGGATAAAGAGCAGCCCAATACCAAAATAGATCTTAGTAAGAAGGTTAAGACTACTCCTTTGGATAAACTAGAGAATGAAGTAATAATTGGAATAGATAGAGACACTTTTAAAGAAGGAGACTTTCAGATACTACAACAGCTACCTTTGATACTACAAATGAATGGAAGTCCAGGTAAGTTCATGTTAGGTACTATGACTTTAAAGATTAAAGCACTAACTGAATATCAGAACACTTTAATCAATCTATAAACAGATGGGTAAGATCCATTTACAGGACTTAGATCGGCTAGAGGAAGAATCTCGTCCTTACCAGCCTATCAAGACCAATAGGAAGAAAAAAGTAAGTCCTATTTATAAAAAGGATAGCGACCAGTTGGATCGAAACTAAATTATTCTTATATTTAAGCTATGAAAGAACTACTTTTAAAAGAAATCCAAAACGTAATTGCTGAAGCTACTAAGGTAAACTTCAAGGGTAAGCAGTTTGTACTTAAAGTAGACGTTAACGAAGATCCTAACAAAAAAGGAATTAAAGTGCAGTTTATCCCTGCCGATATGTCTCCTATCAATCCTACCGAGCAGAATGAGATTGCTATGGCATTGAGTGATAAACTCGACTCAGGCTTGAAGCAATTCGGTATGCAGGTAGAGCGGGACAGGCAGCTCAAGGACAAGTCAGTGATTGGCTTCTTTATTTACATCGAGTATGTAGACAAAATTATTCGGCAGGCATTAGGAACTCAAGCTTAATTTAGTTTACTTTTATGAAGAAATTTTCTTTCTACAGTCTTACAGATAGTAGCCAGGAGGTGATTGGGTCTACCCGAGCATTTACCCGATTAGCAGCAGCAAAAAACTTTGCCGAAAGAAAGCATTTATCGCTTAAAAATTTTCTAAGTATATTTAGCGTCACAAGATGAAGCCTAAAGAAATGCTTAGACAAATACTCAAGGATGTTATACCTTTGAAGTACAGAATTAAAGAGGTACCCCGAAACAGAGAAGCTATGACTAAAGAATTATTTATCGAGATAGTCAAGCTTTTAAAAGAGATTGACGACAGGACCAACTTCGTAGCATCGGAGATTGGAATGGATACAACCCAGTACGAGGATAAGTTCTTCAGGGTTATTGAGAATCTTATGCGGATTGCCTTCAACAGGGAGCAGGTATTCTTAATTGAGCTTTACTTAAATGAGATCGACTACAACGACAAAGAGGAGTGGGATGGTAACATCTCAGTAACTGTTGAGAAGAAAGAGCAAAAGATTGCTTTCCGTACCCCGGAGGATGTCTGGGAAGCTATTCAAAAGTTTAAGTAAAAAGTTGGAGACTAGTTGACTAGTTACTATCTTTAGTTAAATAAAAATAGAATATGAATAAAAGGTTTTGTAGTGTGTGTGGGGATGAGATTAATCCCCTGCGTGTAAAAGCTCTCCCGGAGACTAAGACTTGTATTAACCACTCTACTGTGGGTGCTAAGAGAGGTCGGATTTTGACTTTAGGAGAGGGTGATCATACCTATAATGAGATTGAAATTTTAGATGAGGAGGTATACCGCCGAGTAGTAGCTTTGGAGTTTGGTGTTGATCGTTTAGCTGAAGAGATGCCTGAGATCCAGAACTACGATGCGACTATGGTTTCTGACGATACCCGAGCCCTGAGAGAGAAAGCTGAGAAGGTGCTTGAGGATGAGGAAGACTCCAAGCTCCTTGAAGATCCTGAAGAGGTGATCGAGGAATCAGAAGAAGAAGAAGAGGAATAGTGGAGGAGAAGAAGAAAGGGCGTCCTAGTAAGATTTTGCTAAGGGAGGATATCGAGCGAGCAGTTAAGATGACTAAGTCAAATAAAGCTGCAGCTCGGTACCTCCACTGCTCTTTCCCTCACTACAGAAAGTATGCTGTCCTGTATACTAATCAGGATGGTGTGACTCTCTTTGAAGCTCATAAGAATCAGGCTGGGGTAGGGATACCTAAATTTCTAACAGGTAGGGCTACTCAAGCCCCTCTAGAGCAGATCCTGGACGGAACCTTTCCTGTTGAGCATTTCAAGCCTGCGAAGATTAAAGCAGCTTTGATATCAGAAGGTTACTTAGCTGAGAGTTGCAAGAGGTGTGACTTCGGTGAGAGCAGGCTCTTAGATGGAAAGATTCCTTTGATTTTGACTTTCAAAGATAAGAATAAGCACAACTACCACCGGGATAACATCGAACTACTCTGTTACAACTGCTGCTTTCTCTATGCTGCTTCTCCTATTTCTGACGATCAGGTAGAGCAGATGGAGGATTACATTGAGATTCAGGTTAAGAATTTTGACTGGGAGATAGATCAATCTCATATTGACCATCTGAAAGAGCTGGGGCTGTGGGAGGACAATAAGAAGCCCGGTGATGAGTTTATATCCCGGGCATGAAAGTACCTAAGAAGAGACAGCGTCCCCAGCTCGACAGCGAGAAGAACAAGCAGTATCTTCTTAGCAAACATGCTGATAAGCTTTTAGAGCAGGATCAGAAGAATAAAAAGTTATCTGAAAAGTTGCTTAGAGGGGATATATTTACTATCTTTATCGAAGAAGAAAAAAATAAAGGTTATGAGCGAGAAGAGAGGACTGACGGAGAAGATCAAGTTTGAGTTTAATACTGCTGGGGTATTAGAGATTCAGTATAATACCGGGACCTGGGGTAGAGTTACTGCGATTACTTTCCGGGCTTATGACGGACCTCGCCGGATTACCGAGCCTCAGTTTACTCAGAAGTCTAACCCTCATGTACCTATGAGGACCTATTTATACGAAGGACCTGTGTACTACTACGGCTCTAATAAGGAGGCTGTTAAGCAGAATAATCATACTGTTCGTAATTTGTATAACAGCTAATCAATTTATATGAGACAGTTTGTATTCGAAAACCCGCAAGAATTTAGTACTTTCTTTTCAGGAAAGAACGTAAAGAT